CAAGAAAATTTTTGTTTTTTTGTAAAAAGACCTTTTTTCCTTTATAAATCAAACACTTAGGTCTTACAAAAACGGAAAATCAATTTTGTAAAGAAATTTTATTTACAGAAAATTTTGTAATCAAGTATTGACACCTGCGTCCCTAAGCTTTAGCAAGACATAGCAATGCCGGTTCAAGCTTATTTAAGGGTATTAGGAGCCGCTGGAGAACAGAGGTAGTACCGTATCATACCCCAGTGTCTAAAACCTCTCAAAACGTCTTTAATGACGTTTAATAGGCTTCAATAAATTTTCAAAGGATGGTATAAGGAATATAGGATCTGAGATAACTTAGGTTGCATGCATTGAACTTGATTTTTCTTAGGTCGATTAGGCTCAGTACTTCATATTACAAACTTAACCACAGTTCCTTGTGGCACTGAGCTAACAACTACTATTATTCTGTTGAGTACTAAAGATGTTCCGTTTCCTGAAAATTATCAAATGTGTCTATAAGATTCTCACTGCTGTCCACGCATTTATGGGCAGTACAATTCCTGTGCTTGAGGAGATGGCCAGGAGTTTGCCACAAGTGAGTGTAATCGCATAGCACAATCGTGCGGGTTATCAGTAGTCTTCGGATAGCCCGTTAACTTAACTGAGGTAGTAACTACCTTAAGGATGATTCCAATGTTCGCTAAAGCTCTTCCCCCGTCACCTACTCCGAAGATCTCTACCGATAATTTCGAACCGATGGGGAATTACTTCATTGTTCGTCAGAACCGGCGGTATCATTACTTTCCGGTGAAGGTTGAAAAACATCCGCCTAATGCACCGACTCCCATTCTCAGATTTGAGAAGGCACCACCGGTTTTGATGGAAGGATGGGTAGTAACCCAAAAGCGGGTCTATCTTGTTACGGTGCAGGACTTACTCCGTGGCATTATCAGAACAGCTAACGAATATCGATTTGAAAAGGAGAAGAGCAGTGATACCACTGAAACAACCAACTCTACTAGCCCCAATTCTGCCAACAGGATTGGTCAAAGTAGTGCAGATCCCAGGCCGGGAAAGACAGCGGCCGCAGTTTCAGCCCCTGCCTATGCAACAGACGTTTTCAGTTTCGTCGAACCAGGAACTCTCGAAGCTATTGGGGTGGAAAGTCACGACGCACTTGACCGGCTTATGTCTGAGCAAGAACAGTCATTACACGACACTGAGAATTCCCAAGAAGAGTGGTAAGATGAGAACCTTGCATAGTCCAGATCCGGCTATGCGGACTGCTCAACTTCTTATTCTTCGGAAGGTTCTTGATAAGGCAATCATTCCAGATTATATCTGTTCCTTCGAAAAAGGACGATCAATTCCGGATATGGCTGCCCGTCATGTTGGTAGAGATGTTGTTATCAGTGTGGATCTCGAAGACTTCTTTACAAGTATTAAGCAACATCACTTGGTAGATGTTTTCGAGAAACTGGGGTTCGTAGAGAAAGCAGGGAGAACACTTTCTGAGCTTTGTACCTACGGACCTTTTGTACCACAAGGCGCTTTGACAAGCCCAAAGATCAGTAATCTGGTTAGTGCAATGACCTTTGGACCTATCCTGGACAATTACTGCAAACGAAAGAATGCAGTTTTAACCATATACGCAGATGACATTACAGTCTCCTTGAATAACGCAACTCGTGAAGACGTCTCTGAAGTTCTTCGAACAATCACTCAGACTGTACGTACTTTCGGCTTCGCAGTTAACACGGATAAGACAAAGGTAATGTGGCAATCCAAACGCCAGTATGTCTGCGGTGCCGTAGTCAATGAGAAACTCACTCTTCCAAAGAAAGAGCGACTCAAACTACGGGGTATTGTTCATCGGATAAAAATGAATGGAATCGATGTTGAGGCTGAGAAAGCCGAGAAGACTCCGTCTGAGTTTCAGTCCTGGTTAGTAGGTAGGTTGAATTGGTACCGTCAACTTGACCCACTCCGGGCTGAACCTCTGATTGGTGAATTAAAGATGTACCGTGAGTTGTATGGAAACTTAGCCGAGGCGGCTTAAGTACAAATCATCAAGTTTCTTTTTTGGTTTGAATAAGAAGTAAAAGTACCGCTAAGGACTTCACTCTCGATCCGATTGGCCCAGTCTGCGCAGGCTGGAGGGGTGAAGTCTGGTACATCTCAATCTGGTGATGTTTGCCTGACTCCAGGCCGAAAGGCCTTTCTTTTAGCCTAATTGGACTCCAGACGAAGTGACATTTGCAAAATGCCCCCCAAACGTGTTATACACACCGCTGCTTGTAAGTTGTGTTTCTGCACCGGAACTATGAGTCAAAGTAATATTACTACCAGTAATGTTCACAGTTTGTTGATTATTAAAATTTAGATCGATGCTATTAGCATTGACGGTAACAGTTTGTTGATTGTTGAAATTCAATTCAATGAGATCAGCATTGATTGTCACAACTTGCTTGTTGTTGTAGTTCAAAACGATTTGGCTACCAGTCTGACTAATAGTTGTTGTAACGCCCCCAACAGTAATAACCTCTTCTTTATCCCCAACCATATCCAGTGTACGATGGAAAGTTTCTGTTCCCGCATTCAGAACCTGTTCTTTGTAAATGATAGTATTTGCGGTACCGCCTGATCCAGTAGAACCTGATTTGATAGCCTCTGCCATTACAGTGTCACCGTAATAGAAGTTCATTGAGTAGTTCTCTGTCGTAGCATCGGTAAAGTCATTGGCATAACCAGTGTAGCGAAATACCCTACCTCCGATGTTGCGCATCACATCTGAGCAGACATCCGAAAAATGTATGAAATTTCGGCCGACAATTTTAACAAGATCATCCATCTTTGAGATAAAAATTGATGCAAGACTTGAGCTTTTGAAAAGTAAAGAGCCTCCTCTGAGGATGGCAACAATTCCACCGCCAAAACTTCCAAGCACCCGGTCACCTACAACCATGTCGGTGGGTTTGTTTTGATTTGGAACAGAATTACCCGACTGGGCTGAAGTATAGTTCCCAGTATCAATGGAAGTACCGGATGCGATAGACGGAGGGTATGCCGATTCTGTGGTTTGCATTTTTGGCAAAGATCCAATAATCATTGGATGTCCTAAGCCAGAGTCAATAACAACCCTATCCCCCATATGCGGCGTACAAGTATCTGATCCTCGGGTTGATCCCCCCGTTGACATAAGCCAAGGAACGCCAACTAACCGTTGACCAGTTGTTGTTGTGATATTGGCTACAAGGCGGATAGAATCGACGGAAGTGACAATGCCTTCGTTCATTGTAGCAAGAGGGGTGGCAGGATTAGAAAACATTGGTATAAGAAAAATAGGAGATGAATTACTTCGTCTCGTCTGAATTTTACCCTTTTACTTTAGAAAGGTCCTAACAAATGGCTTTGTACGAAATTCATTTAACTATTGAGAAGACTGACCAGGTCGAACATTTTCAAAATATTTGCCAGGCTCTTGGATTGAAACCTTTATTGCTTAACCTTCATTTTTATGCCAACAAGTTAACAGGCGGTACAAAGAAAGATGTACCTAACATGATGACAAGTTCTGTCTTTTATGGTAAGTATTATGATGATGTTGCGGCATTTTCGGATACACTGGCATATAAATTGAATTCATGCGGATTTAGGGTTATTAGAACTAAGATCGAAACTCCCTTTGATAGTTCTCTGGATGAAGATAGACCTATTCCGGTATACTATGAAGCCCATCAGAAGTTAACTCTGGCGGATGACGTTGAAGATACGTTATGGTTCCCTATTAAAAACGGCATTCACGAAAATTTAAAAATATACAAAGAAAGAGAAGTTCATCCTCAACCATTTAAACTTTACATCCCTCATCTTAGTAGTAACTCTTTAAATTCTGATAATGGTACTAGATCTAGAATGGTAACTTGGAGAACAGGGTTATCAAATACTGATAAAACTAAAATTGGTTTAAATAAATGGCCTAATAATTTGGAGCTATCTATCGCAGAATTTGCCAAGTTCGTAAATTACGCTTTTGGAAATTCCGTCCATATGGGTAAGATAATAAGGGAAAATGTAATTTTTGATAGTAATAAAGCTGTAGAACAAGAATGGGCACCAATTAATTAAGTCTTGTGGATACATGACGTTGTCATGTATAATGTGTTATTAACTATTAATTTATATATGACAACTGATCCTGAAGCTCCAAAGGAATTCTTTACTTCCGATACCCATTACGGGCACAAAAATATTATCACCTATTGCCATAGACCTTGGACAACCGTTGATGAAATGGACGAAGGTCTAATTACCAATTATAATGCAGTTGTACGTCCCATTGATACTTGCTATTTTCTAGGGGATATTTCCTTTTATGAAAGCTTTGAAAAAACTGCGTCTTTAGTTGGTCAGTTGAACGGCAATAAAATTTTGGTTTATGGTAATCATGATTGGAGATTCCGAAAGGATTATCCAAAGATTTTTCAGAGTTGCTGGGATTATTATGAATTACGTCGTGGTCGGCAGCTCTACGTAATGAGTCATTATCCAATGCTGTCTTGGAACAAAGGCCATCATGGAAGTCTTATGCTACATGGACATAGCCATGGCTCAGTCAATGCTGAAAACGCTGGCACAAATAGATATGATGTCGGCGTAGATAGCAACGATTACAGACCTATTTCATTAGATGAAATCACCGAAAGAATTAATGCTCTTAAAGTGGTTTCAAAAGAATCAAGTGAATAACGTTCGGGCCCTTGAAATACAGGGCCTTTTATTTAGATTATGGGCATATTCAAACCTTTAGAGCCAGGTTCAACACATGGCCGAATCACAATATTATTCAATTATATAAGCAACGCACAACGAAGGCTTAATTCCAGATGTGTATGTGAATGTGGAGTTTTATTTAATTCCCATACAAGAAATATACGTAACGGTATTACTCAATCTTGTGGTTGCTTACAAATAGAAAAATCTACTGAAGTATTCAATGAGTACAATAGAAAATACAAAGAAGAACGAGGCTTAGACCCGGATATATTATTAAGAGATCAGAATACTCAAGACAGAGTTCTGTTCATGGAAACAGTTGGAAGAAATACAAAAATAAGAGATAAGTACACATGTCTATTATGTGGACTGCATAGTCGAGAAATGTCTTCCCACCATATTAGTCCTTGGGTATCTGATAAAGAAAATAGATTCAATTATCTGAATATAGCGACTCTTTGTAAAGAATGTCATTTACACCGAGTACATAAAGGTAATACGACACAAGAACCAGATTCGGAATTAACCAAGATACTCATTGAAAAGGTAGCAGAAAAATACAAATAAAAAAGCCCGGCTTAATGCCGGGCAATTATTGTTTTACTTGTTATTTTTAGATTATGAACTGAACGAGACAGGAACCATACGATCAAACTGCATGCTAATTCCTTCGCTGATAACAGGTTGAGTTGAAACAATTGAAAACGAATAGTTTTGGAACATGGCGTATTCTACATACACGGCAGCCAGAACTTTGCCATAACCTGACAATCCTGCGCCCTTGGTTTTTGAAATTACCAGAAGGCCGAATGGAACACCAAAGTATTCTGAATCGAGATTAAGTGAAATATTCGTGTTCGGACTGGTAGCAGTTGGAGCTTCTTCTCCTTGGTCAGCTACCGCTGGACGATAAGCATTTGCAGTAAGAGCCATCAAGATGTTTGCCTGGTCCGCCAAAAGCTTTGTCATAGACATTGCATTAGTCGATTTGCCACGAGTGAAGAAGCTACGGTTTGACCCAATTTCAAATAGACGGGCCAAACCAGCATCTGTCTGAACTGAAATATTATCAGCCAGTCCGATAGGAATAAGGCTCGAAGCATTTCCGCTTAATCCGCTGAAACGGGCAGGGCCCGCAAACAGCAGAGTTGAGTCTGGAGAGGCGCTATACTGAGCAAAACGTTCATACCCGTCTTCAGCCAGGGATGATACATAGTCTCCTTTCCAATCCCACTCTGTAGAAAATCCACTCCCGGCAACTGTCGAGAGGGTATCATTTTGTGGTGATGCAGCCATTTATTATTATTTCCTTATTCTCTAATTAAACCACCAGGTACAGCAGGATATTATTCAACGGATTAGCCAGCGTTACTTGAACCTGACAGATCACTTGATCTTCATTTGTCGTACTTTGAGCCAAACTTACAATCGTTGCAGCCAGTAATGGAGCGCCGATGTTAGCAGCAACCTGGCCAATCAAGAACGATGAACCCGCATTAATCGAAGTACGAAGAGTTTGCAGACTATCAGTAGTAATATTATACTTCCCGATAAAATCTTTCAATTGTTGAACGTAGAAATACGACAGATAATCCAAGTTCTTAACAAGGCTCAATTCCTTCGTGTTCAACGAAGTCAAGTTCGTACTAAGTTGATGACGGACATACGGGCTTGATGTTTGGGTAGCTTGAACCAGTAACAGAGTACCGGATCCCGCCATCGTATCAAGCTGACTGCGAGTAAAGTAAAAATTACTATCGACTAATGAATCGATTCCAGGAACAGTCATATTCGTGAAACCTTGTTGTACAGCGTAAGCCGACGTCATACCTGCCAAGACGCAACCAGCGTAATAGCCAGGAACTTCAACGTCTACACCATTGACCGGAACCATGATATTATCAGGTTGAACGTGGTAAATACGTTGATCATTAAATGTCGTGCTTTGTGCAGCTACCGCAGCAGCTTGCTGGGCTTTACTGAGAGTAGAACTGACATAATATGAAACAGCAGTTGCGGTTCCCGCAGCTTGCACAACTAATTGCTGATTGCTGAGCACTTCAAGAACAGTCAGAGTACCAACTGGGGTTGGAGTACCAGTACCGGCCGTTACAATCACTGAGTTTCCTGGAACAACACCGTCAGCCACAAATGTAGCATTAGATGCTGTCAAGACATAATTTCCGCTAACCAATGTAATGCTATTGTTGCCGTTATTGGAATTAACCAAAGATGAAGACCAGGGTCCAACATTGACAGTTGTAGGTATTGCGGTATTAACGAAAGCGATACGCCATGCAGCGTAAGTGGCCTGACTCATATTATCAACGTGAGTCTGAACTTCATCCAAGATAGCGATATCTTGAGTCAGTGGAGCTAACGCATAAACAGTTTGGTTTTCCAGTAATTCTAAAGCATTGGTGTAACCCGGCAAATCGTTAGTAGATACTGCCATCGCATTGACACCACCAGTACCAGAAGCAGCGCCCGCCAGAGCCATCAACACGCCAAATCCAAGCGGATTCGACGGAGTAAGATTACCGAGTTGACCTTCAGCGTCTGTTTCACTGGCAATACTCAGCATTGAACCAGAGAGATCAGTACGAAGGGCGCTATAGGCGATGTACACTGCTGCACTATAAACCGTACCATACACTGTCTGAGGATACGGGTGAATATTGACTTCACCTGAAAGAGTCAGATTGTTTAAGTCATAGTTGACATATGAATTAGCGCCAGTAATCGGCAGCAGTTGGTTGTTCATCGTCTGGAAGACTTGAACAGTCACAAGAGCTTCACCAGTCAAAGCAGCATTAGTCACCGCTGTGACCACTGGATTAGCAATGGTCAAAACTCCAGTGTTAATCGCAGTAATTGTAGTTGTCAACGCACCGCCACCAGCACCTGCGCCGGCCAGAATAATCGGTTGGTTAACAAAGAAGCCAGTTGCCGAAGTCGGAGTAATAGTTGTTGCGGCGGCAGCGGCCGTAGCAACTGTTGTAGCAATAGAAATATTAGCAGGCAGATTATCAACTGTGTTAATCGTGGTCAGATTACCGGTGAGGTTAGGGACCGAAGCAACAGTTGTACTGAAAGTTTGAGCGCCACCGCCAGGAGCTGTGTATGTCAAAGTTAATGCAGCACCTGCTTGAACAACAAGACTAGACGTAGCCGAATTAATGTTTGAAATAGCTTGCTTAGTGATTACACCAGCCGTAACAGCAGTAAGGGCAGGGGTTGAAATAGTAATCGTGTCTGAACCAATTTGCACTTCAACAACTTCTGCAACCAGAGCTGCTCCGGAAGCACCTGCACCAGCGATGGACACAGTGTCACCGACCGAAATAGCAGAAACATCAGCCACTGCAGTAACTACTGCTGAGCTAACCGTGGTAGTACCAGTTACAGTCGTTGGGAAATACAAATTAAGAGCCGTTGTACCGCCAATGCCCGTAAAGACGGATTGGAGTGTTTCAGTAACGGCGTTGTTCAAATAAACTTGAACAGATGATGAAGTAACTACCTGACCTGGTTTTTGACCAGGAAGATAGAAAGGATTCGAAATTGCAGGATCGACGATTACGTCTTGCTTGGTAATTGTGACGTTAGAAACAGTCGTTGAGGCGGAAACGTTAAGGGTGAAATTTAAACCACTTACAGCCGTTACCACGCCAGTCAGGGTAGCACCAGAAGCACCAGCACCTGGGACATAGAGAGTGTCGTTAACTTCAAAATTGACGGCGTTATTCAACGTCAGAACTGCAGAGCCAGCGGTCATACCGCCAACTCCAGTCACTGCGGAAGTGGCAGCACTATTCAGAAGAGAGGTGGCAGAACTTGAATCGTAAGCGATAACGTTATAGGCCGGTCCGATTACACAAGCAGGCAGATTAGGCGTGCTGGTCGTTGTGCCAGCAGCATTTGAGAGCTGCTGATAAACTAGTACGGAAGGGGCGACATATGCCATGTTTGTTTGGGTCCAGAGTTAAACCCTAGCTAGTGCTAGGGTGAAAGAAAGCTATACTAGAGGTATTTTAGCTTGTAGACGAATTGCTAGTCTCATTTCCATCTAAAAGTTCAAGCAGGAAAGATTTGAACTTAATACCATCCTGGAATACACGCCATACATCTTCTCGGCTATAGGGCAAACTTACATTAACTGTAAACATTTCCAGATCTCCTTCTGGGTTTGAAATTTGACAAGGAGAAATAGACATAGGCATTCCAAGTTCTTTAAACCCCATGGATGCACACAATAATGGAGACGACCAACCTATAAAGCGCGTTGCTAATTCAGTAATAGTTTCGCAAACACCCTTTTGTCTGGCATCGATAGTAAGCTGAGCAGCACCTTGAACAAAATACATTGATTCTCTGTCTATTAAGCCCCCGGTAATACCAAAGGTTTTCTGGCTCATCAAACTATTACTTAGCGATGTTTTTTGAACCATATAAGAACCACGATCAATAATGATGCGGGGCTTTTCTTGTAGGGCAACTTTATGAAAATCAGATGAAGCATTGATTTCAATTGAGGAAACTTTCGGGTCTTTATCCCAAATAAGTTTCATTGGCTCAGTTTGACCTGAACTGAAATAGTAGCGAAGTGCTTCCACCAACATAGATTCCAGTGTTAACGGCGAAAATTGAGGCATTGTCATAGTTCGTAATCCGGTAAAGTACTATCGAAGTATTGCTGCGGAAACTCGGGAAGATTACGTCCAATGAGAATGTATTCAATATCCCGCTTGGCAAGTTGGGTCAGCAAAAGAATCTGTCTCACAGTATTCCCTTGCAATTCTGTTGGAGTAAGTTTATCAACTTTGTAAATATCCCAACTACCAGTTCTTACAATAACATCTCCCACTCTAATTTCTGGAATAGAAATTGTCCAAGCAGGTAGTTGATTTGGCTCAGCTACACCAAAGTACCCTTTCAACTCAGAATTTTGGTTAGGATCATACTGTATATACATCGGACTGGCATTATAGTAACCATTCTCAAAACTTGTTCCTGCGCAGTATGGGCAGCGATCATCCATTACCAGTTCTAATTTAGGATTCCAGCAATACGGACAACGTTTGCCAAAAGTTTTAGCTCTAAAGAGATAACTCTTAATCCCTGCAAATCGAGATAATAACCAATACTCTCTGCGTTGAATTTCTATAGCCCTAAGCGTAACCCAGCCTCTTTGAGCTGGATCCCAAGATGTCGGCTTTGATCTTATCGCAACATTATTTTTTTGAGTTAGAATTGCTTCAACAACGTAGAAGCCTCGATTCCATTTACGAAATTCTTCTGTTGTAGTGTCGTCAAAAAATGTTTCTGATAGTGGGGTTGAATTAAGTTTTTGAAACCCTGAATCTTCCGAGCTGGAAAAATAAACATTATAAACACATGAGCCAAACTGAGCCGGTATAGTCCACGCAACAGTTACCTGTTTGTACCATTGTGGGTATACCGTAACCTGAATTGCATAAGAACGCTGGGTCGTCTGCAAAGGCAGACGTTCGTTCATAATTAAAAATTCGGGTTGTATAGAAAAATGAAAGGCCATGTAATTACCAAATCGGGAAAAATGCTTCGTCCGACTGTACGAAACCCCAACCATTATCCAAGTTCATTTGGATCTTCAAGTTTTTGGAGTTGGTTAAAAATTGTTCTTGGTATTGACTAGCTTGTTGATTATACAAATTAAATCGTTCTTCAATTGGAATTGATATCCCGCCATCAGAATACTCCATTGTATTCCTAGAGAGTTGTTGAGCCATACCACTCAAAAGTTTCCATAACGTGCCATCTAATAGGAGACCTTTAGATGGAAAGTTAGCGAGAGAGACTTTAGATAATGGCGTTACCGCATTGAATTCGGAAACAGCAAGCTCCATACATAAAGTAATACGAGCATCCGTGAATTCAACGGAATCCAATAGATAGTTATTCGGCTGGTAATCTCCGAGAAATTCCCGGACTTCAGCAGTTGTTAGAATTTGTGCAATGGCCATATAAAGAGCAAAGGAGTCGTCCTTGATTTTAGTTTAGGCCAAAAGGAAACCGGGCTCAAGGCCCGGGTTAATTAAGTGAATGAACCCAGATCTGGGCCTTCAGATGGCGGAGGGGTAGTATCAGTCTTTTTGTTACGTGCCTTTTGAGATGCAGCTTTAACTTCTTCTGGAGAAATTTCACTGGATGCCAAAGGTTTAGCATGAATTGCTACGGTCTTATCTTCAAGAGGATCTGCTGGTACTTCATCATCAGCCATTGGTACCTTGGCCAAACGTTCGTTTTGCTTATTAAGCATCTTACTCAAATCTTGGGCGGTCATCGGGCTACTAGGATCAAAGTACTCAATGATGGCAGGAAGAACTCCATCAGGATTTGATTTAGGTTTGGTCTTACTAATCTTGATCCAGTCACGATCCAGAGCGTAAATAACGTTCGGATCTTCGGAAATTTCATCCGGTGCTTCCTTCCAGCCAAGGGGAGCAAGAAGGTATTTGCCGCGAAGAATATCGACGTTCACCTTAGTTTTGTTTACAATATAAACCATTATTGGTTCCTTTCAACGTTGAACTTGTAGTATAACTCAAAATTCTAAAACATGTCAAGTCGAATTGGTATAAGCATAGTGTAGGGAAATTATATTTCAATTATTGGAGAACAAAGTGAGCAATGATATTCCTGTGCCGTTCGTAGTCATCTATAAAGATGTAGACGGCCGTGAAAGGAAATTCTTCACCTGGGCCCATACGGGTGAAGATGCGATACAGGTTTGGGAAGAAGAGAAAAAAGAACCGGATGACGTTTTCATCAAGGTTCGCCAATCATTGGTAAATAATTAATTGTGAGAGGATGTCATGTCAACACCTAGCATTCTTGTCAATGAAGGTGGAAGCCTAGAGAAAAAACTTACTTCCGTTGCAGAAGTAAGTTTTTGGTACATTCCCGGCGGGTGTGATTACAGCAATGCTCAAGCAATTGTTGGTTATTTTGATGATCTAGCGTTCGCTAAAGAATTCCAAAGAAAAAATGAAATGCCGCCGGAAATGGCATTTCTTACTAAGTACTAGATTCGCTAACGTTGGGCGTCGGAATACGGGGAAGGTAGTCACCCCGTATTTTTAGTGTTATAATAAATTTTTACATTTATTGTAACACGCCATGAAACAATACCACGATTTACTTAAACAAGTCTTAAAGTACGGTGAAGTAACTAATGATCGTACTGGTGTCGGTACAATCTCTTTGTTTGGTCCACAAATTGAATTTGACCTTCAAGAAGAATTTCCTGCGGTAACCACAAAGAAGTTGGCATGGAAAGCCGTTGTCAGTGAACTACTTTGGTTCCTTGAAGGCAGTGATGATGAATTGCGGTTGAGGGAAATTTTGCACGGGGAAGACGAAAGCTATGCGTTGGAGACGCCTACAATATGGACTGCTAATGCTGAAGCTGATTATTGGAAATCCAAGGCTAAATTCAGAGGAGATGTCGGCCGCATTTACGGAGTTCAGTGGAGACGTTGGAATGACGGAGTTTTTGATGGAGAAGCCCAGTATGTTGATCAACTCGTTAATCTCATTAACGAAATCAAGACTAATCCAGATAGTCGTCGCTTGATTCTCACTGCATGGAATCCCGGTGAACTTGACCAAATGGCACTGCCGCCCTGCCACGTTCTATCTCAGTTCAGGGTCCAAAATGGATTCTTGCATTGCAAGATGTATCAACGTTCAGCAGATCTCTTTCTTGGTTTACCTTTCAATATTGCTTCATATGCGTTGTTAACTCATATGATTGCTCAGGTCTGTAACTTGATCCCTGGCAGACTTATTATTACTATTGGTGATGCCCATATATACATGAACCATGTAGATCAAGTAAAAGAATTGCTTACTCGTAAGCCATACCCATCGCCAACTTTAAATCTTAACAAAAATATCAATTATATTGATGGCTTTACGATGAATGACATTTCCTTGATCGGGTATGAAAGCCACGCCGCAATCAAAGCACCTATGGCTGTTTGATTCTATGGTATAAGAAATTTGAATGGAAGTTAATTTAACAGAAGAATTAATTATCAAACCTAAAGTGAAACAGGAAGAACCCAATTAAGGAGAATATTGTGGAAATTGCCGGCGCAAAAATTGTGTATTACGTAGCATGGACAGAGTTTGAAAAAGGTTGGGGTAGCCGACCTGATGGGTGTAGTTACGCCATCGACAAAGATAAGCTTGCTGAAGAAGTTCGCCGACAAGAGTCTCTGGGAGATTATGAATGTTTCTCTAGAGCTACTCAGCCTCTACAAGGTATTGTCACTGATGCTTTGTATGAAGAAATTCGGTCGAGCAAATCTGGGCACGTTAGTACATTTCGTAATCATCATCCAGGTTTTCTTGGTCAATTTTCACCGGCCAAGGTATGAGTATTGGGGAGAGTCTTGACGCATCTCCCTCTTTTTAGTACAATATAATTTTTAAGGAAACAACATGGCTATCGCTACGGTTCTGCCGGTTATTCTGCCAGAAGAGTATTTCCAAGTTAACAAAAAAGTTAAACGCTTTCAGAACGAGAAAGATGCCATTGAATACAGCTCATCCCAAGTATTGAAGGATGAGTTAATAACTCTTATAGATGCTAAGAGTGAGGAAGCAGGCATATCTTATGTCGTGGATTATAAAACACCAAATGGTATGGTCTTACCAGTTTTCATACCAGAACGAAATATTGCTTTTGATGTAATTAGCCTCGTTGAAGGCGCTGAAGATAAGGTTGGCAATAAGTTTTTTCGTGAGCGTATGGAAAAAGCTCGATCAGAAGAAATTCAATTCATTCAAATTTTTGAAGACGAATGGAAAGCTAAACAAACTATCGTAGATCATCGTATTCAAAATCTTATGGGTGTCTCTCCACGTATTTACGCCCGTAAAACAGAAGTTAAAGAAATACCTTGGGGCTTTGCTAAAAGCTTGCTTAATGCGTCTCATATACAAGGAGCAGGGGCAGGTGCTGCGATGGTTCTAGGCCTGGTAGATGGGAATAGTTTAGTGGCGATCATGACGTTTGGAGTTTCTCGTTTTGAGAAGACTGGACCTAAGGACTTTGAGTTAATTCGGTATACTTCAGTTGGAACCGTTGTTGGAGGATTCTCTAAGCTAATGAAATATTTCATTGATAATTTTGGCCCAGAGAGAATTATTTCTTATTCGGATGCTCGCTGGAGTATCGGAAATGTTTATAGCAGTAACGGATTTGAGTTAACCAACTACAGTCCCCCTGGATACTTCTGGACTCGTGATGGAGTTAGACATAACCGAATTAAATTTCAAAAGCATAAGCTTAAAGATGTACTAGAAAAGTTCAACCCAATGCTGACTGAGAAGCAAAATTGTGAAGCTAACGGATATAAGCGTATCTTTGATGCTGGAATGCAGAAGTGGGAAATGAATATTGATTGAGGCAGTCCCGGTTTATAGCCGGGATTTTTTTAGCTCAATGAATTGGTATAAGAATAGTGTAGGAGAAACTAATTCTTTGGAGATTACAAATGGACGCAGAAGAAGCACGTAGATTGACGGCAGCACATCGTCCCGCTATGGAACGTCGCCTTCGTAATGACATCAACGAAGGAATCGAATCTCAGGCCAAACAAGGCTTTTCGGAATACGAAGCAAGATTCGACAAAAACGAATATGCTGTCATTGAATCCCTTCGACAAGCTTTTGTCAAAGACGGATTCGACGTGAAAGTAGTCGATGGAAAAGAACATTTTCGTGCGCTGATGATTTCCTGGTCGAAGGAGTATTAATCCAAGGAGTAGTGATGTACTGCGAATACTGGAACTGGCTATACAGAGAATACGACGTTCTTGATATGCGAGAAGCTGCTACAAAAAAAGTTGTGGAAAATATGGCAGCAATTGAGCCCAAATATCCTTACGACGCTCCGGCACTTGGAGTAGATTCCCATACGCGCATGACTCGTGCTCGGGAATTTGAAACGGAGGAATTGTAGGGGTAGGGAAATAAATCCGGATAACACTTCCGGATTTTTTTAGCTCCAGAAATGACAAGAGCCAGGCTTTAGACCTGGCTCAGGAGACTGATCACCCCCTTTCGAAGACAACCTACAGCTTTACAACACCTTTAGAACGTCGCATGAACGATAGCATTAGTATTACCAATACCAACACCAATCGATTCATAAGTCGTGAATTCGATGAAGTCCATTTCTGTCTTCAGGAACACGGTTGCATCTTGCAGCATATAGAACTGTCCGAGGTATTCGGGCGGAGCGAACAAGAAAATTTCATTGTCTTGAACAATATCGTTCTTGATCGTCGTGATAACCGGATAGCCGTAGAAACCAGCTTGACTTGCTTCACCACGGAACAGATCCGAAGCGGCAGGCGAGCCGATGTCAGTTGCAGGGAACGTAAGCATATCTGCATACAGCGACTGGGTCATCAAAATACAACCAACAGGCAGTTGGTTTTTAACCAGGTACTTCACAGCTTGCATCATATTCGCTTTCGTGAAACCACCCGAAATTGCGTGGGTGTTGCCCGAAGCACTGGCGATTGCCGAGATGCTGTTATAGAAGCCCAAGTCTTCAGCCTTCTGCATATCCTTGATCGAGTTTTCTTGCAGAACAGTGCGGATATCCGTACGATACGTTGCAAGTTCAAACTTGCTCTTACGGAAATCTTGCGAAGCGATCTTTTCAAAGGTCACAGCATAACGAGCACCCTTGAAATAACGCAGTTCCGAACGTGCCAGGAAAGGAAGCGACGCAGCGATTGAGTCTGGTTCTTTTTCCACGATCACTGCGGGTTCTTCCGTCAATTGACGGTCGAGTTCAGCAGCAGTGATAAACGTCGGGGGGAGAATCTTACGCGTGAAACCATCTTCACGCAGACGTTGACGGACAAACGCCGACATTGCAACGCCAGCTTCCTTTTCGAGCCCTTGATCGATTTTGTCGAGGAAAGAGCGGTTGATGAAGGAAACATCAACTGTTTCAGTATTATAAGCAGCCATAGTTATGCCACGCTGATAGTGAGATGAGCCGTCACTTGGAACAGGCCTGTAGTAACCGCCGTCACAACGTCAAGAATTTCACCAACAACAGGATCAGTGCTGCCAGCAAGAGTAATCACACCATTCTTGCAGGTAACAGAATTACCCGGTGCATACGTCTGCGTGTTATCGTAATTAGCGATTTGTGCAATAAAATTGCCCCAGAGAACCAGAGCCTTGTTGGTGTTTGCAGCCGAAGCCGAATCACCGTTACCTTCAAAAACGAGACCAACATTGTTTGCAGCCGATGCGCCTGAAAGATTAACAGTGCCGTCCGATTGCTTTTGGACCCAATTGCCGTTCTGGAGGGTCGCACCAGACGAGATCATTTCAGCGCGGTCACGGGCACCATCATATGGCCAGCCGCGAATAATCTCTGCGTTGCGTTCCATTAACATAAGTTATTTACCTAAACTTTATAAGAACCCCGGAATTAACCAAGGCCTAGAATATTTCGTGTCACTTAACACGACCTTCAAAATGTATTTTAATACCTAATTCTATTATGAGTAGAATTTTACAACTTTAATCCCGCAGTCTTTTGATGAATACGTTTTTCAAGATCTGATTTTTCGTTATGATGGTGAACTGCTTCCAACGAACTCAAAATTCCTGCTGCAGCACCGAACTTACTACCAGCCGCCCTGCCGCCTAATCTTTTTAAAGCACTGGATTCACCATGATGACCAGCATCAGATAAAGCTTCTCCGATTAATCCGCCACCTGCATAACCAAGAGCTCCAGAAACAGCGGCACCAAGAGCCGATCTATTTGGGCTAATACGCTCCCTGGGCTCTTGGTTCTTTTCAGCAATTTTTTCTAAATATTTATTAGTCATTATCAACCAATGAGGAAATCAAGCAAAGGATCGCCCTTCGGAGTAGGAATACCAGAACCAGACCCCATCGACGGCACAGAGTCAGTAATTGATGCAACTTTCTGAAGAACCGTTGGACTAATCAATTTCAGTTCTGCGAGGTCTTCATTAGTAAAAGCACCGGATTTATTTAACCGATCAATATGTTTTTCGGAAGCTCGTTTTTCAACAAATTTATCTTCCGACATTAAAGTAACGGCACGTTGTTCAGCAGCAGTTTTTTCAACCGCAAGTTTGTCAGCGCGACCTGATAAGAGTGTAGTTTCAGCTTCAAGAGCTTCAATATATTCAGCAGCTTTAACTAGCAATTCTGAATCATCTCCATCTTCTTGAGCGAAGGATTTGACATCAAACTTAGTCATTTCACGAATATTAATTCCCGCAGCCTTGACAAGTTTGGCAGCTTCATGAACATCAACTCCCTTATCAACTAAAGCACGGGCGGCTTCTTTTTCCATCGTTTCTTGTGCAACAAGGTACTTAGCTTCAGTTTCATCGAAACCGGCTTGCTTAAGCATACCGACGGCGATGGTTTCCGGAGAGGTAGCTTTGAATTCTTCAGCTTTCTTGCGAAGGATGTCAGCGATTTGAGACATGTTCAATTAATCCTTTTTCTTGTTAGGAATTACGCCGATGTCTTTTAGAGCACGGCTTTGCTGATGCTTATGCATCATATAACCAGTAGCAGCCATTCCAACAGGGCCTAAAAGAGGGGCTCCTGCAACGGCTGCAAGGCCCGTTTTTACACCGGCCCAATTTTTAGAACGAGCCTTTTTATAAGCTTCGTGTTGTTCATCAGTTAAATCATAATCGCCAACTTGCTCAGCGATTTTTTCAAGATATTTATTTGTCATACCATTAGTGCTTATGAGTTAAATATTCATCTGCAGCCATACTGAGAGGGCCAACGATAGGAGAATTTGCAACTTCTTTAAGTCTATGTTTTGCCCCGGACTTATTTTTTGAATGAGTCTTTTTGCGATGCTTATCTTTGCTATGCTTCGCAATTTTTTCGAGGTATTTGTTCATTACTTGTGATTCCATTTCTTCGCATTTTCAGCAAAGACAACTTCACGTTCAAGCTTTACATTTCCAGAAGCTTTAGCTCTGGATTTAGCGGAAGCTAAAGAACCTGAGCCGATCTTCTTATTTTGGGAAATGCCGAGTTTCTTATGGAGTAAGCCTTTGTTCTGCGGCTTGATATGGATACTAGACTTATTGTTTTTCTTGGCTTCTTTTTGCATGTTGCCATGAATCATGTTATTGATTTTCACAGCGCCGTAATCCAATGCGGTTCCCACGCCCATGCCAATACCAAGTAACTTACCATTTCGGCCAGTTACATGATCCATAAGTTTTCCACCAAATGTACGAGGAGCTTGTAATGCAGATTTTTCAGCGGCGTGGATAAGACCTAGCTTTTGACCAATTCTGTCTGTAGCTAAAGTACCTAATCCACCAGCCCCTGCTGTGACAGCAGTTTGGGTTAGTTCTTGTTTTGTACTAGGGCCGCTATCATCAGGGATGATGCCAGCCGCAGCAATTTTTTCAAGGTACTTGTTCATTCATGAATCCATTTAAAAAGGCCCCGACTAGCGGGGCCCAAACCCATCCCGAGTTTAATTACATACCGTAGAGTTCTTGCGACTTTTGATTGACGAGAGCAGCAGCAGTTGCGAAGTCAACACCTTGAGCGGTCAAGGCATTGAAAGCAGCCTTCTTCTCTTGGCCAACACGAGCAGCCATTGCACCAGCGGCAGCACCACCTGCAGCGGCAGCGCCCATACGAGCAGCAGGCTTAGAGGCGAGTGCCTTAGCACCTTGAGCAACAGTATTGCCAACCATGCCACCAACGCTCTTACCCATCAAGCCGAGATTAGCTTGCTTAACAAGAGTGACGGCTGAGTCAAAATCGACACCAGCAGCGATCAAATTATCAAGAGCAGCTTGTTTAATCTGGGAGACTTCTTCGCGTTGAATTTCTTCAGCGGCTGACTTAACCATGCTAACAGCATCGTCAAAACTGAAACCTTCTGAAACCAGGCTGTGGACAGCAGCAACCTTTTCAGCTTCGTCTTCGTTTTCGCTATAGGCCGATTGGGTGTTAACCTGATTCGGGGTAGCATGTTCTTCGCCGTTACCTTCATGAGCAGCCATGCCAGGAGCGCCCATACCTTGGTCAACGCTTGCTGCACCTTGCGACAATGTATCGGCAACGATACCGTCAAAAATTTGATTCAATGAACCACCACCGTTACCGATAGCGTTCTTAGTAGGCAAAGGTTTAATCTTTGCGTCATCTTCAGCGACCAGTTGGGCGCTGCCGACTTGTGCCTTGTTAGGCACTTGGCCTGCTACAATACCATTTTCGGTATTGCCATCACCGGCGTTAGCGATCTTTTGCAGGATCGCATCAGCGATTGCTGCACCAGCAGCGGCGGCTTGCTTATTCATAGAAGTTTCCTTGGTTTGCGTTTGGGCAGCAAAGCGTGCTGCAATTTCTTTAGCGAGGGCAGCACCCTTTTCGTGTGCTTCTTCGCATTCTTCGTCATCTTTTTCTTCTTTTTCGTTTTCGCCTTCAGCTTTCTTTACTTCTTTTTCGCCTTTGCCGAAAAACGATTCAGCTTTTTCTTCATCCTTCTTCTCTTCCTTTTCAGTCTCTTCGCTTGCTTGCTTATTCAGACCTGCCGAGGCAGAGAGGGTATTGATGATGTCATCGAGGTTCATCTTTAATCCTATATAAATGTTACTTAATCTTTGAAGAGCCAACCTTCAAATCACCGGACATATTTATTAATAGTGCGGATCGTATCGGCGGTCGAAAGACAGTAGGTAGAACGATAGTCAGACGACTTCTTCACTAAAACGATTTTAACCTCTCCATCAGGAGCATTTTGCTCCTCTTGGATTTTTTCTTTGATAAGGGAGGTTATATACCACTTAGCTGCAAGCGCAGCAGCTCCTAAAGCAATAAGTCTAGAGAACAGGTTTGGCTTTTCAGTTTCGCCTTCTTCTTTCATTTTTCTTGCTAAAGCAGCTTCAAATTTTTCTGTTACAGTTGGCTCGATCTTAGGACCATTCCCGGAATAGCCAACGTTCGTACCTGGCATCCACATAACTGAAGACCGTTTTTCAACATATTCAGGAAGCATTGAAGATGCATGCACACTAGGAGCCAAGGCTACAGCAACTTCACGAAGTGGCCGGCCTTCCTGGTGTGAAAGTTCACTCGGAATATGTGAATGGACGTCCATTCCTTTTTCACCTAGAATACGTTCCACCTCTTTTCCAATGCCTTTTAATTCATGCCCAAAATGTTTACGACCAATAATTTCAGCAAGAAAACCGACTGAAGGTGAAATACCCATAGACGCCATTGTTGTGAAAATGTCCTGAGGACTATGTACAAGAATGTCATCGATAGCGCGTTCTTCTGGGTCACGAACTTTATTTAGAATATCATCGAGTTGCCCGGATGTATCAACAACATGACCGGCCTCGGCAATTTCTTTAACGAGTTCTGAAACTTTTTTATGGCCAGCAGTTTTTTCTTTAAGACCTTCTTGTTCCGCTCTTTCAGCCGAACCTATTGGGCACTCTTCAGAAGTAGACGCTAATTTTTGGAGGAACGAAGAAGTTGGATCAGCACCTTTATAAACGTAGCTGATATCATGGAAGCTTAAGGGCTTCTCATTAATTGCGTAGACACGGCGGCCATCTGGATAAATATGACCTAGCTCTTGGCGGAGATGTTTACAATATTGGGCACGAGTTGAAGCAATATTGCCACAGATACTACAAGTATCAGAAGCAACCTTACAAGCCATGGAAGTCGACGGGTACTCACCACGCTCAATTCTAGAAACTATATCACCGGCTCGTTTACGATCAATCTCAACAACGAGTTCAACACGATGCATACGTTCATTGTAAATAGCAAAGATGACTTTACCCATTGCAATGGTTTTGTCTTTGTTTACATGATGCTTGAAAAAGTGTGCCGGGTTAGTTTCAAAAGTTTTATAACTACGAAGCAAATTTTCTTCAGGAAAATAATCGCAGTTTAAGTTGCATCCATAATATTCTGAAGCGCCCATAGCTAGAATATGGGCGTAAATTTTATCAGAAGATTGTTGTAGTTTTGATGCGTACTCAGAAATACGTAAATCTGCGGCTTGCTTAACAAGACCTTTTACGTTTTCTCTATCTATGATCCTGATGGAAGGTTCATCATAGAAATTATTCTGAATATCAAAAATTTTTAACATTACGATTTAACTTTGATTTTCAAGGGTTTTGTGAATACCCTTTAAGGTTGACAAAGATTGTTCTTCCATACTAACTTTCTTCTCTTCTCGGCCTTCCCTGTGAAGACTCATACCGAGATTAGAAGCTCCCATGGCCAATCCGGTTCCGGACATACCAAAACCAAGCTGTTCAAGAGGAGTCATATTTTTAAACCCCTCTCTAAGTCCGGTCTTCCACCCAGCAATTTTTTCGAGATAGCGATTAGCCATGGCTTACCTTACATAAACATTTTAGGGCTGAATGCATTATTCTGCTGGTAACGACTTTCCAGTTCCGTCAGCATTTTGATAGTATCTGGAAATATACCATTGAAGTGAATCGCATTGCTTAAAACAGCACCAAGGACATTTGGATCGGCAGCAACCGAAGGGCTGAATTTAAAAATAGTTTCGCCGTACTGAGCAAGCTTAGCTTTATCAGCATCATGGAGAACAGGATTTGATTTGATAGCAGCATCTAAAGCTGCTTGAAATCGAGCATGACTAGAATGGGCTTTAGAATCCATTAATCCTTTCCCAGCAAGGGCTACTCCTCCGCCAACCACTAAGGCACCTAAGCCTTTTCCAAGACCCCCAGCAAATTGTTTTGCCAGTTCATTAGATAACCGTCCCCAATCGGCAGCCTCTTTATAAAAACCTTCCACGAAAGCGGCGGCTTTCTTTTCATCCCCATCAAACTCTTTAAGTGCGTGAGCCGCAATTTTATCTAACATGTTATTATCCGTAAATTAGTGCAATGCTGACCAAACATCATTTGAAAGACCTGTTGTAGAATTAACACCCGGGTCGTAAGCCACAGCATCCAAAAGAGGTCCTGTTGCAAGGCCTCCAAGAGCTTTTGCATTTTTAGCTGCTGTAAGAGGTGCTTTGGCAACAGTCTTTACTACCTTACCAATTCCTTTACCAATCACTGATCCAGCTTGTTGTCCAACATTTACAGGCTTGACTTGTGGAATCGTAGGACTTGGAGTTGAAGAACCAATTCCCATAAACGCTGCTTTCTTAACCAAGGGTTCCAGACGAGCATGATTGTTTTTACGTTCTTTCAACTCTTCAACAACGTTGCAAGCCTCTTTATGGAGAGAGGCAAGTGCTTTTACTTCACGAAGACTGGCTTCTTTAAACATATCGTAACTACCGAGATTACGATAGGTTTTAACATCGCCAGTAACGAGATATGAAAGTTGTGAGAATTGATTTTCGTCTGTTATAGAAGCTAGCTTATCCATAGCTACCGGATCCGCATTAACAAGTTTGGCTTGCTTGATCAACTTCTCAGCAAGAATAGAACTATATCCGCTTAAATGTTCGAGATGTTTACGATTGGATTCATACTCAGTTTCCAATAGCTTGAACTGGGCTTCCTTAGATAAGCCAAGGATGTATTCTGTTTCTGCAGCTTTCTTATCCATTGCCGTCTTCTCAAGATTCGGAGCCGAGGCTTGCACCTCTTTCTGGGCATCTGGTGTAGATGTTTTGGGAAGGCCATCTGGCAAAACCATATGGGCCAAAACTTCTTTGTAATTAGCGACTGGAAATTCAAAAGTTCTATCTTCTGCTTCACTCAACATCTTTAAATATGTGATGTTATTTGTCGCTTCAATTGTTCGTTTAATTTGCTCAGAATTAAATCCATGAGCCGATGCTTCCTTGGCGATACCAACGCTCAAAGGAATTTTATCGTTAAGGAAACCTTCAACTGTTTTTACAGAGAGATTTCTAATGAGTTCGGAGTTAAAGTCAGGTACCATGTTGTGTATTTTAGTCTACAGGTTAGTCTGAACTAATCCCTGAAATAGGAGTTAGTTTCACCTCAGAAGTAAGAAGTTCTAGGTCGATTCCGAGATCTTCCTTAATCGTATCGAGTCCATCAAATTTAGGACGAATATCCTCAAGAGCCAATTCAATGTCCCTACGAGCAGAATCTCCATCAAGCACCCATGCTTTAATAAGTCTAGCAAGGTCCGCTGATGTTTTAACCCACTTCACCGCTTCTTTGCTTGCGTCTGTTGAGTTAGCAGAGAATAGAGCTTCTTTAGATTTGTAGGTGGCAATTGTGAAAAGGTCATTTAGACCTTCAACGGGATCAATACTCACAGCCCCGCCAATTCGCCATGTAATGAAGTCTAGGCCTTGAGATAGGGCCCAAGTTTTGAGCATTGATTCTTCTCGGTCTGTACTTTCTAAAAGCTCAAGACGGTCGAGATTATCCATCCCTTCTATGTCGTAGAAAATCTTTTGGTAGATTTCCAGGACAAAAGCAGGGATACCGAGAATATTGGAGATTTTTGGAATATCAGTAGAAGCAAGAAAACACGCCTCAATATAGCGCTTTTTGACTATCTTATGACGCAAATCACAAGCCTTGTTAAAAGCCTGTTTTTCCGGGGAATCAGACTCGGACAGTATTTTGTCAACAAGTTCATCAACCCCGGTTTTCCTATCTCTGATTAAGACATACCGGTCACAAACTGCCATACTGGTATCATTCTCCTGCGGCTCCGACGGTTTCATCCAGAGCCTGATGAACATTAACCATGTTCTTTAACTTCATCAGATTCTGACCGAGCGTGATATACGCCGTCTTAAGAGAAGCGAGGAAAGAAAAAATTGAATCGGCGTCGTTTGCGTCTGCAAGTCTATCAATGTGAACACGAGACATAAACAAAATACGACCAAGCTTATCTACAGCTTCTTCGATGTCTGGCAAATATTCACCAATTTCGATAATGACATCTGGTACTTGAAGCAACTCTGAAATAATCGTTGCTTCTGTAGTTTGCGCATCACCAAGCTCAGCGGAGTTAGCAACGCGTGGCAAGAATGCACCATTCATACCTACGTCTTTGCTACTATCGTCTGGGACCTGACCATACTGAGGGACATTAGCATAGTTCTCATCAGTGGAGAACGCTTGCTTAGTCATATAAATTTTAGCGAACTTGGATAGCTTGGCTTCCTTAACAAAGCTCTTAGCAACATCAGGATCGATGCCTTCCTTGATAACGAGGCGTTCCATCAAGTCTGGCTCAGAACCAACTGGAGAGCCATTAACAGCAAATTCAACTCCGTCATAGCCGATATTTAATTCATCGCTCAGAAGTTTTAATTGGTTAGCTTCACGCTTTTTCCATGCGGCATTTGTAGAGCATTCAAGCTCAAGGCTTACATCTGAGCCAAGTTTAATTACAATTGCTGTAAAAGGAATATAAATGTCGTAGCTAACACGATCATATTGACCCTGGAAATTACGGTAAGCATAAAGATGTTCAACCTTACCAGTGGCAAGATTATAAACCTTGGCTTCAATACCCAAGCTACTGAGAACTACATTGGCAGCCTGGTAAGGACCGAGGAATGTACCATCTCCTAACATAATAGTGAACGTGTCATTCATGTACAAATCTTTGAGCATAACCGGAGGGTTCATATCAAAGAGTACTTTGAGAACTTCACGACGATCTAATTCTTGGCCAACGGCGATGAAAGATTTTCCAAGGGCGTAATCACCATTAGTAAAAATAGCCATTGGAATATGATTTGATCCGTTTGCATTCATCTTAGGAATAAAAGCTTCACGAGAAGTACCATTGGCGAAAGCAACGTCATAATCCTTTCCGCCATCCAAATCAGTTACTGCTTTAAAAACACCATCAACATCATAGTTCTGAGCAGAGACGGCGACACGGTAAGTAGGTTGTTTACCGATGAAATGGTATCCGTCATCCAAAATACTATTAATCTGGACTTCTCCCAGGCCAGCAGCTTGGTTATCTGCAGTGGCGATGGAAATGGGAACCTGGTTAGTTGCTTGGGGGAGCGCTGCCATTGACGGTGCTTTGAGCACGTCGAAGATGGCCTTGAGTCCGAATTGCTCATCAAGGTTGTCGTAGACAGATTTTTCAGCCGAGAGTTTTTCAAAGACTTCATCCTTGACTTCATATGGAAGTTGGGCTAGGAATTCCACGAGCCGACTCCGAGACGCATACACGAATTTGCCCGTCCTGGGCGGATTCAGTAGCCAATACGTTGAAGGATTCGTGTTTACAGTCTCGGGAATTGTCTTCGATTTTCCTAAAGCCGAAGTATCCGTAGCGCTCATTGCTAAAATGAACTGAACTGTCTTCTTCGACAATGGGAAGAATTTTTGCTGCGAGTCAATAAAAATTGAGTCAATTGGATAAACGTTATCCGAGCGTGCTACAACTGGAACATAAAGTAATTCCGCACCTGGTCGAAGAATAAATAATCCAACTCGGACACTTGGGTCTTCTCCCATTTCATCCGAACAGTCTTTAAAGGTCAAAATGAAAGGACCCAATTCAGGAAATGACTGAAGAAATTTTGCTAAACAAATATCAGCAAATTGATCTTGTAAATCTTGATTTTGGTCACCTGGGCTCATGCCCTGATTCATACCTGGATTCATAGTTTAAATAGCTCGAAGCGACTTAGGGCCGCTAATAGTCCTTCTGATTTTAGCTTTCTTTTATTGTAACACATTCACAAGGCCAGCCTTGGCACTCAATACACCAATAATGACGCTTTGCTCTGTTTTTTGTACGCGTTAAAACTTGTAAATTAAATTCATTGTGTAAGCCACAAACTAACCCATCTTTGTGTTGCAAAGGAATAATATGATCCACTTCATGTGGCTCCCCTGTTTTTTCTAAAAGTGCTTTAGATTCTTTGTAGAATTCTTCTATTACTTCTTCATCCGCCCAGTCAACAAAAGCGTTTAATTCTACCGCCCGCCTCTTAGAATCTGCAAGAAGAAACCTCTCGGGGCACTCCTTCTTCATTCGTTCATAACTTTGTTTTTTTCTTATTCTAGCTTTTTCTTTGAAATCGGGATCATCTTTGTGTTCTTCATGGTACGCCCTGGATCTCTCTGCTGCTCTAGCCCTGTATTCCGGGTCTAATCCATATTTATTATGAAATCGAGCTAATTTCTTAGCATTAATATTTGCCCTGTACATTTCATCTGTACATAATTTTTCAAGGTGTTTTTCGTACGCTATCTGGGCTTTACGTTTGTATTCTTCAGTATCTTTATGGGTTTCGTAATGACGCTGAGAAGCAGCTTTTTTTCTAGCTCGATAAGAAGGATCATCTTTTAATCTCTCATAACGTTTATGATCTTTTTCTTTTTGTTTAGCTTTACGTTCTTCTTCGGTTAAAACTTTACGTGGCATACATCAATCTAATGAAAATAAAGGATTGATTATACAATAAGAAGGAAACCTACGTCAACAACCCGGTGGAACCTGGTTATTCCCACTCGCAATATTCACAACTTGGCCAGAACTAGTAGTAGCAACGCTTGTTGCATTGCCAGAAACACCACCAGCCGCCGAACCATTAGCAAGCACATACATTTTTCCATACAAAATATTACTGACGTATTGGTTTGGCGTCATACCGGTAGCTCTGTCATATCCCCCCAAGCCTAGATAAGCGCCAATTGAGGCTGCTATTTTGGAGCTAAAGTATTGACTAGAGTTACCATAGTGCCATCCACTTGAAGTTTGACTAATATGTTTGTATTTACTTTCAAGAATAGTCAGGCCCGCCAAAATTTGGTTAGAAGCGGTAGCCTGCCCTTGATACAAAGTAGTTAAGTCTGTTCCAGGTGGAACACAAAGAATACTGGCAATATCAGGTCTAGAGATTTGAATTTCAGTTTGGCCATTTTTTTTAGATGCCCCCTGAATAAAATTCCATCCCATACACTGCAAAAGTCCATAGGCTTGGAGGCCCTGAGCAACCAACGATTTTTGTGTGGGAGTGCCCGTTGCCAAAAGATTTTGAATCGGTTGACTATTCCAGTAATCCTTAGCCCCAGACGAAACAGACGTAGAAATAACAGGGCCAATAGCATTGTAGCTAAAAGAACTTTCCTGTTGGACCATAGCCATGACAATGTTAGCAATATTGCTTTCATTGTTTAAAGTAGAAGTGAAATATTGACCAAGCAGATTTGTTATAATTGTCTTAACATTCTGCTTGGTAGTGGTCGTAGTACTTGATCCGGCAACCGACGCCATTAGTAAGCCCCGTCTTCACCTTCACCGAATTCTCGTCCCAGAATGTACGATGGAATTGGATCAGTGCTATGAATGTCGGACGAATCACCGACTGCGGCAGAATCTGTAATTGTGTCTTTAAGTCGGGTGAAAGCAAGGCGTGAAACCCAGTTTGAATCATAATTCTTCGCTGACTCCAGGCCGGGAACGATCGGAGTAACTTTGAGACCAGAGCCAGTCACTTTCACTGTCTTGACACCTTTCTCTTCCAAGTCTTCAATGTGGTTAGCATCCAGCAAAGTACCGGGCGTTAATTCGTGGACACCTTTAGCTAAAACAGTACCTTCAGCATGGCTAACAGGAATTTCTTTAGTGCCAGTACGAAGAAATTTCTCGGCTTCTCCAACACTTACAACTTGGCCTGGCATAAAACCAGTTTGTCCTGGATCTTCGACTTGAACATATTTCAGCAGATTCTTGGCAACGATTTCAAAGTGACGGGGATCCAAGCCGCCACCATAAATTTCACGAAGTTCGTTAGCCATATAACGACGGCCAGCCCCTAAACCCCTGAGCTGAACAAGCTTACGGGGGTTAATAACGCCTGATGACAAAGCTTGTCCTGTTTTAACTTCATCTCCAACGTCAACATTTAAAGTCTGAGCTTGAGGGACAAAGTGAGAAGTATCTTTCACATAAACATTATGGTCACCCAGCGCTGTTGTAGAGATATGAGTAATCTTCCCATTATGTTGAGCAAGCGTTGCCTCATCCTGGAAGTTTTCAGTCGGGTTACGCATCAAGTTAGAAGCTTGTTCGTATGCATTGCCTTTACGTTCACCCACTGACGCTTTGTGCTTTGTTGACAGAATGCTCTGTGTCAAAACTTCCGAAATAGATTGGGCCGCAATGACCCCGACGTTTTCACCAATCTCAGGAGGGAGACCGTTTCCCATCAAACCGAAACATTTAACACAAACGCCATCATGAGCTTCACAAGTCATAGCGCTCCGGCATTTGATAAATTTGCGTCCGGATTGAGCACATTCTTTATAGTACTGATCAGTGATGAGCCTGTTAGTTTCAGCTTCATAACGACCAATGATTGATTTCTTATCTGAAACGGGGAGATTGATACCATTTTTGGTCCCGCAATCAACAATGGTTACAACTTCATGATACACAGTGGGGCCAAGTCGTTTAAACAGTGCTCCTGGCTTTGACGTAGCAAGCTGTGTCAATACGCTATTGCCACGGCCCATATAGGAAAGTGCCGTTTGCTCTGCAGGGGTCATACCCTCTGCGAATGAATGTTTAATAACAACAGGAACAATCTCACCGCTCAAATTATTTGAAATTAAAGGGGTAGCAGTACCTGCAGCCAATTGCTTTGGATTACCCCGTGCTCCAGTTTGAGCCATCTTTGCAGCAACAGAGCCTTTACCAACGAGATAAGCAAGGTTCTGCTTTTGTACTTTGGATTCGTATTCGGTGATGAGAGACAACAGTTCTTTATCTTTGTCGACTTGAGATTTGTTAGTATTTAGAATTTTTTGAGCTTTGAAATCAAATTCGTCGATCAGTGTAGTACGTTCTTCAGAATCATTGATATAATCAGATAAAGGCGTAGTTGCACCAATATCTGTAGCAACGTTAAAAAATTGTTTCGCTAAATCGTTAATGGTTTCGCCTGCGCCTGGCCCACCGTGTTTCAAAATCATATTGACAAGGCTAGATACCCCACCTTTGTCTAGAGATTTATAGGGATCAAAGTGTGCCTTAGCGGCTTCAGTTGGAAGGGAATGCTTAATGAGCAAAGACCCAGCAGTAGTGTATTTTTGTGCCATGCAAGTATTTTAGATCGGCATAGTTTTGGTATAAGTAAAGTAGAGAAGAACCCTATTTTAGGAGAATCCTATGTTCTGTGCATTTCGTTGCCAATGGTTTGAAAAATCAGACGGAGTAGAACAAGCAGATGGTTTTTCCTATGCATTTCGAAGGGATGATTTGGAGCTTTGGATTAAAACCCAAAGTAATCCAACATTCTCAGATGTGCTACAATACAGGGCTAGCAAAGTTGAGCTTGTTCGTATAACTTCTGAACTTGCTGAAAATATCTTTAGGCATCGAGTTTTTAATTGCGGTCTTGAAAATGGGGAAGCCCCTGATCTTGGACTGTTATCAGAATATAAGGCTTCCCTTGGCATCAACTAACTTCATCCCCGACATAATCACTAATCCTCTCACCAATTCCTCCGCCCCAACCCACCATTATACTTGGACTCGTGGGACCGGGTGGGGCGTTATTCCTGTAAACCCTTTTGATACAGAGAGAACTACCATGGCGCAATCTACGTCTGCATCTGTCACCCCCGTTACTCCAGACCCGAATCGTCCGTATCGCCCGCCGTTGGTTGGAACTCCTGACGTTACTATTCAGTACATCTCGGGTCAAATCCAACGAACCAGGGCATCTTCGGGTCAAGAAATTATAGTGCTTTTGACTCGCTTCCTTGAATTCGCAACGGCTAGGCCAACAGGCAGTATGACTTACTCCATGCTTGAACCTCCTCGTTGGCAGAATGCTGAAGAAGGATACCCTTTCGAATTGGTAATTTATGGTAATAATCTACCGGCGGATTTAGCAAGCACTCAACAGGCACTTCGCCTCCTGATCAGCGGCTGTCCGGATATGATCTTTTCCAACACCATGGAAGGTCCGTCTGGAGAAAGCTCAATACCGAATATTTTCTTTACACCCGGTAGAGTCAAGTTCCTTCAAAACTTGGAGATTTTTGATACTCCATGTGGATTCGGTCTGAAGGGAAATTTCATGCTTAGGCGGTCGGCTACCAGGTATTACGCCTACCCTTTCAAGGTTCATATTGTTAAGTTATCAGACCAATCTTTGCAATTGTTTCACAGTCATATTGCGTTTAGTGGAGATCTGGAGAAGCTCATAGACAAAATGCTGGAGTACTGGGACCTAAAACTTGACAGAAGCATGATGGGGGCCGATTATTCGTCTCTTTCTATGAACTATGATGGAGAAGATGTTTTTCTTACCCGTGGAAATTCTGTAATGAATTTTCTGCCCAACATTACTACTTCTATGTTTAGCGGCCTTTCGACAGAAGCGATTGTTAATTGTCTCAAAACCCTGAGGTTTTGCACGTCCGAGTCTTTGATTTACGCCCTGGGAAAGTTAGAACCAAACAACCAACTACGTAAAGCAATTAGCACTCAGGTCAGTGGAAATACTGTACGTGGTGCTGACTATCACTATCCGTCCCCCCTAGATGAAGAAGCCAGACGAGAGGGGTTTAAAACATGGCTCGTTAGTTTGCTTCAGCAACGTTCCTTAGGCCCTCGTAATTTGCACGAGGATCCTGCCATGAAATGGGGCCTGGGGTATATCTCTGAATTGGAAAGGAGCAAGCAAACGGTCGGTGTCGTTGAAAACCGAATCAGTAACGCCGTCGGTAAAGAGGTATATAATAAGTTGGTAACACCGAAGTCCAAATTGGCGGTATTGGACGAGTACATCGCCCGTATCGAAGCTCAAGGTCTGGATTTCATGCACATCTCTGAAGGCCGGCTCGAACTTGATTTCATCGAGTTTGCTCAAGAAAAAGGCTTACCACTTCCTGATGAAGTCATAAACAAGGAAGAATTGGTTAGCAAACCTGAAGAGAAAGCTTCGATGCTACTCGTTGAAGCTGGAAGTAGCACTAAGTGTGATGTTAAGGATAACCCGGCTCCAATATGGGGTAAGGTTAAGGTAAGCGCCATTTAGGAAGAGCTGTCTGAAGTAAAATAAGAGCTAGGCCTGATGTATTTACGGCCTAGCTTTTTTTAGTTTTTCTCACTCACGATGCCCTACGAAACTGCCCATCCGGTTGAACATGAACATCAGCTCAAACCTGGGACTGAAATTCTGTTTACCCGTCAACGCCATGAAGCTGAGCGTATGGGCTTACATTGGGATTACCGACTGGTAGTTGGGAATTTAGCTTACAGTTGGGCTACTAAAAAACCAATGCCAGAGCCAGGTAAAAGCATCGTTCTCTTTGAGCAACCGATTCATGACAAAGACTATGCCCTGAGTCCAAAAGTTGTTATCCCTACTGGTAGTTATGGTGCTGGTGTTACTTACCTTGACTTTGTACGCAAAGCAAAGATCGGGGACAGTAGCACACAAAAACAAATGACAATCGTCACCCATGACGGTGAGAAGTATTTGCTAAAGCATATTCCTGATACTCAATGGGGAGAGAAAGCTTGGTTGTTCCGTAATCTTGGGACAACAGGTAATAAGTATTTGGAAAAGGCTGCTAAGCAAACACAGACTCAAAAACAAACTCCTCTTCAACCGCATCAAATTCGTGCGCTTGAAAAGTTGGAAGATGAGGGTGGTCTTGTAATGAATCACAGCACGGGCTCAGGGAAAACCCGAGTTATGCTTGAGGCTATTCGCCGCGCCCAACAAAAAGATAAAAACGCAAGAGTATTTATGGCTACGCCAGCTTCATTACTACATAACGTAGATAAAGAAATTAAAAAGCATGGCATCCCCATTGATAAAAAGCGACTCGACTTATATTCATTCCAGAAAGCGACTAGAAATGCAGATCAGCTTCGTAAAAATAAATACGCATTAGCAGTCGTGGACGAAGCCCATGGTCTCCGCAATGAAAGCACAAAGCGAACCCAAGAACTTCGAGACATTATAGAAGGATCTGATCAACGTCTTTTAGCTACTGCAACGTCTAACTACAATGCTATTAGCGATATGTCAACTTTGGTTAACATTGCCGCTGCTGATAAAGTGTTGCCTGAATCTAAGCGAGATATGTATGATAAATATGTGGAGACCTACAAAAAGCCTCGGGGACTCATCAGCACCATTTTACGTCATCAAGCCGACGAAGGCCAGCGGTTGAGAAACAAAAAGAAACTTCAGAGTGTCCTGGGTAAATACGTTGATTATTATGATACTAAGGACTCCGCTAATGGCCGTAGCCATTTCCCTAAAAAGACAGAGGAAACAATTGAAACGGAAATGTCTCCTGAACAAATGAAGTATTACAAATACGTTGAAGGAGACTTGCCTCTTTTACTTAAATTTAAAATTCGTCACAATCTTCCATTGGATAAAAAGGAAAAGGCAAGCTTAAATAGTTTCTCCACAGGGGTGCGCCAAGCCTCCAATTCGTATAGGCATTTGCATCAGCATGGGGAAGATCTGCCGTACACACCAAAAATTGAAGCCGCTACTAAAAAACTTCAAGAAGCGATTAAGGCTAACCCACGCCATAAAGCCTTGGTGTATTCTAATTATCTTGACGCCGGTTTGAACGAATACTCCAACAAGCTTAATAAACTTGGGATTAAGCACGGTAAATACACAGGGGAACTTTCCAAGGAAGAGAAGCATAAACTAGTCGAAGATTACAACAAAGGTAAGCTTCCAGTGATGCTCATTTCTTCAAGTGGTTCTGAAGGTCTTGACACGAAAGGTACAAGGCAAATTCAAATTCTTGAACCGCATTTTAACAAGAGCAAAATTAAGCAGGTAATTGGTCGTGGAGTTCGTTACAATTCCCATGAGCATTTACCAGAAAAAGAAAGAGAGGTTCATGTTGAACATTATCTTTCAACATATCCTAAGAGTCATTTCGGTAAAACGCCTTATAGTATTGATAAATATTTGAGTGAAAATGCTGAAGACAAAGACGAACTATTTAACGAAGTAAACGGACTAATGCGTGAGAACAATGAATAAGTATTTAGAAAAAATTGCAGAAGATGATGAAGAAAAAAAGCCGGTGAATGCCTTTGGAAAACTTGGGATAGGTTACTTAGGGGCTTCTCTTGGACTCGGTGCGAGTGTCGTTACAAATAAACCTTTGACAAGGGATATCATACATCAAAGTAACAACGAGCATGGTATTTCTGACCATGGTACTGTCAAGAAATTTATGCGAGATAATAACTTTAATAAGCATAATATGACGTTGAATCATCGTATGCATATTACGAAAAAACTTCCTGAGAGTTTCCAGTATCTTCATCAAAATCACCATAGTCCCGCAGAGCTTACTGATCCCCATACAGGCAGACATATTCTGTTAGGTATGAGGGATAAAAAAACCGGAAAACTTCGTAATTTAGATGTTGCAATGCATGAACTTGGTCATGCTAAAGATTTCCGCACGCATACTGAACTAAAGCATAAAGCACAGATTATTGGAAATACTAAAGGTAATCATGCAGCTATGTTGGGAGTCGCTGCAATGTCCAACGAAGACACTAGACACTACGCTCCTCTTGTCGCTGCCGTTCCGGGTGCTATTGTCCTTCGTTCGGAAGCTGCGGCAAATTATCATGCTTATCATGGTATTAAAGCTCACAAAGGAGCTAAGGCGGCAAATAAATTTTTAACTCGTATGGTTCCTAAACAAATGGCAGGGTATGTTGCAGGAACTCTCGGCCCTGCGGCTGGTTTATATGGTGCCAATAAACTTATTGACTATGTTCATAAAAAGCGTGGTATTGATAAGCAAGCTGAAATGTCCGACATGGAAGCCGCTCGTGAATTTCATCATGCTGAAGAAGATGATGTCAAGAAATACGAAGAGGCTAAAAAGACGGCAAAAAATCCTAAGCTATTAAAGGCTATTAACTATGCCCTTCCAGAAGAAAAGATCCATGCTCGTTTGTTTGGTGAAGCATTGAAAGACGAAGAAAAAAGTGAATAAGTATCTTGAAAAGCTTGCAGTAAGACTCCATTTATACGTTCATTCTCAAGATGAAACTAAGAAGAGGTGGGTGGAGGAAGGAAAGTCTGTTCCAGAAGGATATGTAAAGGCTGGTCCTACTTTCTATCGCCGCAAAGGTCAAGGTAAAAAGAAATGAATTTGATTTCCAGAAAAGAAGCTAAAGCGCAAGGATTAAAATTTTATTTCACTGGTAAACCATGCAAGCACCGGCATGTTTGTCCTAGACGCGTTTCTAGCAAGTGCTGTACAGGCTGTGAAAAACAGTTTTATGATAAAAACAAAACTGAAATACTAAAGTCACGAGTTGAATATTCTAAACGCAATAAAAATAAAATTTCTGAATACCAAAAGAAATATCGAGAAAACAACAAAAATAGAACTTCCGAATATCTAACTGACTATTTTCAAAAAAATAAAGAAGAAATTTACCTTCAGCGTCGTCAATATATAGAAAGAAATAAAGCCTATTTTTTTAACTGGCATTCTGAATATAGAGAAAAACATAGAGACATATTCAATGTTCGTTCATCGATAAGAAGGGCTATTAAATTACAGGCAATACCTACTTGGGCAAATAAAACAGAAATACATGAATTTTATAAAGATGCAGTTCGTATAAGTTATGAAACTGGTGTTAAATACAATGTTGATCATATTGTCCCATTACAATCAGATTTTGTTTGTGGATTACACTGGGAAGGAAATTTGCAAATTCTAACAAAAACTGAAAATCTCTCAAAAAGCAATAGACATTGGCCTGACATGCCAGATACTTCTGACCCAGAAATTAAACACTTAGTAAAACAATTTAAAAAAATGAATAAATATTTATCAAAAATAGCAGAAGCATATGATGTTGTAGAAGGTAATAACGGGGCGTCTATTGGTCGAAAAGGCGGCTCTACTCTAGATGGTAAAGACCAAAAAACAACTCCTGCCTCTGTACGTAACAGAATGCTCGAAGCTGGGAGGGCCAGTGATCCGGACCAACCTGTAAATATGGGTTCAGTGACTGGTGGCTATAGCGATCCAGGCATTCTGGGCTCCTAAAAATAAGATCATGAACAAATACTTGACCAAATTGGCTAGTGACGGAATTATCAAAACCGAACATGGTGAAAAAATTCCTTATGAGCGCCACAAATATGTGGAGAAAGATTGGTCACATCTAGAAAATCCTGTCGGGTCTAATAAATTCGATGGGGCTCATTTCTTTTTAGTTGTTCAACCAGACGGAACATTTAAGTATTATTCCCGTAGAGAGAGCGTTAAGGGGCATCATCCTGAACGTTCTGCTCAAATTCCTCATCTCAACGCCAAGCCTTTGCCTGAATACGCTGGTGATGTGCTCTCTACAGAGTTGATCCATACTGGCTTTTATAAGAACAAGAAAGAATCCCACCCAAAAGTATCAGGGATTCTGAATTCTCTCAAGGACCGGGCTATTGCAACTCAAAAAGAAACTGGTCCCGTCCGTGCCGTCCTCCTAGATGTCAAGGATCATAACCTTCCAACTTTCGGATCGAAGATTGATTACCTAAAAAAGTTTGAACAAGCATATGGTAATTCAGACGTCCTTTACACCCCTAAATTTGTTGAGGGCAAAGAAAACATCAACAAGTACCTTCAGCAAGTTTCGTCTAAAGGCAGCGAAGGTATCATCGTAACAGATAAGAATATTCCTGAATCAGAGAACGTTCGTTACAAAGTTAAAAACTACAATACTTATAACTTGAAGGTTATCGGGTTTCAACAAGAAGTAGACATTCATGGTAATCTTAAAAAGTCCATGGGTGCCCTCCTCCTGGCCGACGCGACTGGACGGTTCGTTGGCAAAGTCGGAACAGGATTTGATCGTAAGACACGGATAGAATCCTGGAATAATCAACCCCTTTGGATTGGTCGGCAAATCCAAGTTAAAGCATATCCACCTAGTAAACATATGGGTCATATCCGTTTTCCTATTTATAACGGTGAACCTGATGGTCAACTTGACACAATAATTTAGTCCACCGTTGTTCAATTTGGTATAAGAAAAGTATAGAGAGAGGATCTATTCTCTACTAACCCTTAATCAACCAGGAGCAATAATGGAATCCAAGACGTTTAACAAAGTAGCTACTGGAGTCGTCGTTGCAATGACGGCTGCATTGTCGGCTGCATGGTTTTTGGTGTTGGCTAATGCTGTCGCAGTTGGCTACACCGTCGGACTCAAGGACAAGAGCGATGTTTAATAACATCAAAACCTCACCCGCTGTTTCACAAGCTCTCGGCATTGGATTAGGTGCATTGAGTTTTGCACTTATGGTCGGGTTCGGTTGGGCTGCCGCAACGGTCATCGGGGTCTCCATGCAAGCGGGCCTGGATGGCAAATTTACCAAGTAAGGAGCAAACCATGCTGGATGGAAACAAGATCATCATCACTCCCATCGAAGGCGGTGGATTTGAGGTAAGCGAAGAAGCAGAACCGATTACCGTGGAAGATATTGCAGCCGGCATTGGTTCAGTTGTTGTAACGTGCGTTATGGTCCTAGCCGTGTGCTGGATGATGGATCGGGTTATTAGTTCGGTTACCCGTTAAGAGTATGGACGGGCCGTGGGTAGCGGCCCTTACTAAATCCCAAATAATGGAGTTTTATAACCATGGGCAAGCTGAGCAATACGACGTCTGCAGTATTCGAATTTATTCACGATCAAACCGTTGAACATGCCAACGGGAATCGCCTGCATGAGTTCGATATCGTGAAACGGTTTACACCGATAATCGGTCACGCAAATACTATACACGTTTTGGAACGACTCGCAAAGAAGCATCATGTCTTGAAGTCGACTTCCACTCAGAAAACGGCACGAGGCCGGGCGACGCATTATTATCGTGCTAATCCGGAAAATTTGTATTATGACACCGGAGTTGGACGAAAGCCGGCGCAGGAAGTATTGAAAAAGTTGGAAAAACTCCGGGATGTTCCCCTCGGTAGGGATAAGGTAGCAGTCGAGGAAGAACAAGATTCTCAAATTCCGGATGTTTCAGAATCTCCAGCCAATACCGTACAGACCAGCGGTATTGTGGAGTCCTTGGATCAGGCAAAAGTTTTGAGCTTGGTTCAAGGTATCAGTGAGCAGAATGGCAGAGATTCTGTCTCACTGGCGTTAGACCTCGGTAACACCCGTACCGAGATAGTAGACGTTGATACGGCATACAAGCTGTACCTCGGTCTAAAAGCCGTCTTCGGACCTAAGTAACACGGTCTGTCGGCTAGACCCCCCTTCGCCTCAATCCGGAGATTGGTTGAGGAACCAAAGGACAAGTTGAAAAGGTCTCTCAATAAGTCAGAAGGGTTGTAGTTGACATTCTTAAAGGCGTGGTAAGCACTGCTTAAACCCTCCGGGGGCCGGAAGGAGGCAGTGCTGCCAATGCTACCTAAAACATTAAGCATGGGATGCTTAACTACTTCGGGTTCGTTGAAAAATGAATACAGTAACAAATACTGGTGTTCAAACAACAAGTGCTTCGGTGACGAAGCTAGAAGTATCAACCAAGGTTAAGTAAGGACCAACCCTCACTTAATAAACCCGCCGCAAGGCGGGGATTGTTTATATTGAATTAAAGCTTTGCGTGTTCTTCAATAATCAAAGGAGTGTTTTCTTTGATGTGACCATTCTTTAGAGCTTTGAGTGCATCAAGCTCAGTTTTGAAAGTAACAGGTTTTTGTTCAGAATCTGGTTCAGTCAAATATGAACTGCCCACAATTGCTTCGTGGCCCGGAGCCATCATTGAAATACCGATACCTTTACGATAATCATACGCATGAGCTTCTGGCAATAACTTTTCACGAGCTTCATTAATTGCCTCGGGAGTCATAGGCGTGTGAATAGACAAAGCGTCACCATCAAAGTCACCGGAATATAAAGCAAGGTGAAGAGGATTAATACCTAAAGTTTTGCCTTCGACAGGAACTGGGTAGTGAGCAGTAACGTTTGTACGCATTAATGTAGGCGCACGATTCAGAATTACTGGAATCTGCTTAATTAATTTATTAAAAGAATTAACTGCAGCAGGTCCACGACTCTCAATTTCTTTTTTAGCTCGAATCAGATCGAAACCTTGCTGAACTAAATCACGCATAATGTGGTACTCGTACAGAGTCCACAACATGTCTTTGGGAACAGCTACTTCATTGAAACCAAGATTAGCTTCCGCTCGAATCGTCGCACGGCCTGAGAAGTCTTGTTTACGACTCAGAAGTTTGGATTGGAAGTAACCGCCTTTTGGGCCGTACTTACCAGCGATTTGAGCAATGAAACCATTTAAATCTTTACCACGAGCGTATCCACTGATTGCATCGCCGAGCCCAAAAATAGCTTTGGCACCATCGTATAGCGCTTTGCGTTCTGGAACAAGAGCGTGGGGTTCCAAGGTGTGCCCTAGCTCTTTCAGATTATTATTCACCGACATATGATCTCGGTAGAGATAGTTTACATCGGCAAATTCGATACGGTTACCCCCTGTTTGAACCGGAGGCCGGACAATCGGAGGAACAACTGGCATGTGCCTAAGAATGAATGCATGCTCGGGTTTAATACCAAGCTTGCGTAACCCCGCCAGGTATTTCAGACGTTTAACAATGCCATCTTTTTTCGATTTGGATTTAGTGGATTGGTATTCTTTTTGAAGGTCTTTAATTTGCTTTTCGACATCGATGTCCCCAAGCATAGATTCAAAAGCTAATCCACCAACTTTAACTTCGTCTGTCATTAACTATAAACCTCATCAGACAAGTTAGGAGTTGTGTTAGCAGGATTCATGCTATCCGTAATAAACCTTGTCGAACATGTAATAGGATGACGGACCGGAATCATTGGTTGTTGAGTGTAGAATGTGTGAACTCCTGGCAAATCGATTGTTGCCATCATATTTACTCTCATCACTCCACTGATATCATCAGTATGCATAACAAAGCGATTGGGGTTAAAAAGTGGGCTAGAGATCATAGTTATTCCAAGTGACTGACGTCCAGAGATTCTTCTCCGCCCATCAGATGATTATCTTCTTCTTCATCCGGCTCATCTTCAATTTCTGTAGAAGCAGCAAGATTAAGAGTTTTAACTAGTTTACCTGATTTAGTATCGACTAGATGGTATGTACTACCTTTGGCTTTTTTTACGCCCATCGCGCCCGATGTAATCCCATTGAACTCATTCTTGTTTAAACCAAGAAGAGTACGGATTGGCCGTTCGAAACTAGGATTGGCGATTGGTTCATATAAGGTATAATGAGACCAACGTTGGCCACGAACACCGCCAGTAATAGAGTTATCAAACATACCACCTTTAGATGGTTCAAGGCCACGTGGAGTTAACATCGTAGAGTCTTTGATTTCACCATTACTCATGCCAACAACTTCATCATCAGTTAAAGGGGCAGCAGTAATTTTACCATCTTGCATTTTAGCGTTAATGCCGGAACCCTTCAGGTAGTCAAAGAACTTCTGCGTTGCAAAAGTCATCTTAGGTTTAGGCAGAGGCTGCCCCATGCGGAATTTTGCCCAGTAATCGGAATTCTCTTCTGATTTAAGCGTTGCAATTTCCCGAAGATTCTTACGGGCGTTAGAACCAAGTAAGCCAAGTACTTCCATGTAGCCAACAGCTTTCGAGCCCTCTTCACCACCTTTTGTCGGTTGGAGAACATTATCGTATGAACCTGTATTACGGGCTGACCAGTTTTGATCGGTTGTTTTATATAGTTTCAAAAAGTACTGCGGACCAGTCAAGATTTTGCCAAGATTCTTATTTGTAGTTGGATCAACCATTTCTTCAGAATCTTCCAAGCCATGAGCCGCAAGTTCATTTTTCATATCCTGAATATTATTTTTTTTACTGAAGTTATGCAGATAATACGGTTTCCCAGTTTTCTGAGCAATCTTTGCTGCTGCAGTCTCCATAAGCTGCCCCAGGTTAATACGAGAAGTAACTGAGGCTGGATTCAAAAGAATATCAGCAGGCTTACCAGACGCTACATTGTAAGGCATCTTATCGTCAGGGAGAATCAAGGATACAATACCTTTGTTACCATGAAGACCAGTCAGTTTATCACCTACTTCAAGCGGTTTAACAGAGCGAAGAATAATACGGTAGTCTTTACCTTCGGTGTGAGTATCAACAACCTCTCCGTTCTCATCATGAGTCCAATATTCGACTACACACCGGTAAGGGGAAACCAATGTTTTGTGTAAACGACCGAGGATCAAATCTTCAGCACTTGGTTCACGTTTTTCAAGAACAACATAAACAGGATCCCCATGATGCAAAATAGCACCGACTTTGGCAAAACCTTTATCATCCAGGTTATCAAGCTGTGCCCGAGAAAATCGGTTAGGGAATAGAGATCTAACTTGAGCTTTCTTCATGATTACACCGTCTTGGACAGCGTAGTCAACCTTGTATGCGTGATGACTTTTAAGACCATCAGCACAAGATTGAGAAATAACTAAACCGTCCTCATGGTTATAGCCCCGATATGGCATATAAGCAACATTAAGGTTTTTACCAAGAGAGAGAACGCCATTTTTCGTGTAGTTGGAATCCAAAAGATCTTGTCCTGCCTTAACTGTATCCCCTTCTTTCACTAGAGGTTCAGCAAGATCCAGGAAGCCTTTAGCATTGAACGGTAAGTTACGAACAACTTCATGTTTGTGGACTTTGCCATTCTCATCTTTGATATGAATTTGATTTGGGGTAACTTTGGTTACCGTACCATTAGTAGGAGACAAAGGAGTAATAATTTTCCCAACCCAACGTACATAAGGAAGTCCGGCCTTGTTTACAGTCTGAACAAGAGGCTGTTCACGATCAACTAAGGACAGTGCTTGGGTCAGTGCCTTTGACGCCATGGAGAGGCGGCCAGGGTGATTACTATTGATGAAGGGAACCATATTCGTCGTAATTGTATACAACGAAGTTGCATCATTTAACCAATAATCGACATCTTGTCGTGGGACCATTTTGAAATGACCTTTGACTTGAGCATGGACTATTTTGTCGTTTTCCTGATTTGGAAATCCGATGGTGTGAGACATCATTTCACCAACGCTTAACCACATACCTTTACCGGTTTTATCAACGACACGAGCGTAGAGATTACCTTCTTTATCACGACCTGACGATAAAGTAAAACGTTGATCAATACCAGCACTTCCGGATTCAGGAGTACGGTTAGGGTCGATAATACCCAGGTGAGAAGGGTCAATGTCACGAGCAGTAAGTGGCACACCTTCAGGCGATGCAATACCACCTTCATCAGGACCCATGACCGTGACCTTACCAACAGACTCAATACTTTCCAGAGGGTTAGTTTCCGAAAGCGTTGAAACGAGCGTAGATTGAAGCAAATAATTAGAAAGGAATTTATTGTAAGGCTTTGGAGCGATGACCGAACGAAGCTTTGGCTTTTCCTTATCCATTTTCTCCAATTGATAAGCAAGTTTAGAATTCAACTGCTTGACCATTTGGTGCTTCTCAAAACGTGTGTTGAGATAGTCCGGGAGACTCTGAACCTTTTTGAACTGGAGAGAATCTCGGTTATCCTCTGGACGTTTACCAGAGTGTGTATCAGCTAGATTCTTCATAGCTAATAACAAAGTTTCGCCTGTGACATGGGTGAAATCTTTACCCAATGTAATATTGGTTGTTTGGGGAGCCAATGTAGAATTCTGCAATGCTTGTTTGAGTTCTACAATCACTTCCTCCGGGGAAGGGTTTGGCTTTTGCAATGACCTATTAACAAGTCGAGTATACAAAGACTGAAGAATTTTATCTTCCTTGCCTTTCGTTGCCGCTACGTTCGCTTCCCAAAGAGCGGGAGAAAAATACTTTTCGGCTTCTTTGGGCCCAATGCCAAATACTTTGGTCAGAAGGGGGGCAACTGGGACATAAGACGACTTGATATTGAGGTTGAATAACAACTTCTCGGGATCAAGAGTAATGTAAAAACTTTGGCCTTTAGCCGTGTTGAAGTGAGATTCGAGTACGCCAGTTGGACGTCGACGTGTGTAAACGCCCGGCCGGAGCTGAAGCATGTTTGAAACGTTATAGTTATTGCCTTTATACACAAGGGTATGTTTGCCGGTATACGAAAAAGAATCCATTAATGCGAAGTTTTTTTCCTCATCTACCAATTTGCCGGTAGCTTTATCGTAAAGTCTCAAGTCACCTCGAATAGGGTACGTCAAACTCTTTGAACGAAGAATAGCGTCTTTTTCATCAAGCTGACTGAAATGCTTCTCGTCAGGGTGAACATTGGTAAGTTCAAGCCGATAGTTTTTGGTTTCAATCGGGAATTGTTTCTGAAGGCCTTCGACAAGGGCCTCATCCTTTTTCGCATTCAGAGAATCCGGAGATGTAAAAATAGGAGTAACATCCAGAGAATTTAACGGCTGTGGCATTACCGGCTGACCTTTTCCATATACTTTATTACAACAAAATACTGATCCATGAATATATACTTATCCGTAGATAGGAGTACGATGCCATCATTACGTATACCTCTTGTTTCTAAATCCGAAAGATCTGCTCGTTCAATATCGTCAGCTAGATTTGCTTTGAAATAACGTATGGCATATTTATTGACATCAAAATCTTCAGCAGTAGAAAAACTACCTACCGAAGGCATCATTGGAAGTTCTACTGCTTGGCTAAAAGGGTCTCGTGCGTTCATCTTTGTATTTTAGGCTAGGTTAATCTCATCCCAAAAACTAGTATAGTCTTCATGCCTATACCTATCAGGGTCAAACTTATTGCTCTTTGTCAAATTTTCTGATGCCGTCACTATTCTCAGATTAAAGTGATTGTGTAACCCACACACCAAAGGATGTTTAAGTGGCAAAATATGGTCTGCATGGTATGTAGTTTTTGATTCTTTGTTGAGTAATTTAATTTTTTTAAAAATTTGTCTGAGAATCTTCTTATCTGCCCACCTGCACTGAGTGGTGCGTTTAAGAGCTTCTCTACATGCATTATGTACTGTAAATGCAAGAGGATTTTCTTTGTACTTCTCTTTGTACCTTAGTCTAACTTCTTCTGAAGAATAGTATTCTTTCCTATATTCTCTAAGCTTTGTATAATTTTTTTCATTATACTCACGAAAATACTCCTTTACTTTTTCTTTGTTAAATTGACGCCATTCTAGTTTGGCTTTAGAAAGGACCTCTTTATTTTCGGTACGATACTTTTTTTGATATTCTTTATAAGAAGTCCTTTCTTGGTACTCTTTCATATATTCCGCTCGTTCATTTTTATGAGATTTAGCCCAAGCTTTGCTACAATCCACACATGTAGTAGAACTTGCGTACCTCTCTGAAAAATGACCATTTTTGCAAGGCTTGCCAGTATAATAAACTTTTAAGCCCTGCTCTTTAGCGTCTTTTCTACTAATGACTTCCATACAACACCAAGCTAAAAATTAAACAACAGGACCAGTCATACCGCCAGAACCTCCTGGAGGTACGCCACCCTGATCGGGATTAGAGTTATCAGACTCCATTGTACCAGCATCCCCCCCGTCTTGTCCACCTTGTTGTGCATTGGGATCGCTAGGATCCTGGCCTGGTTGGGCACCGGCTGCTTGCTGCATAGCCATCTCCGCTGAACGAGCTTCGCTTTCTTCTTGCAATAATTTAGCAACCAGGAGATACATAGCATAGTCTTGAATCTTAAGTTGATTAAGAACTTGACGTTTAGTACTTTCATCAGCGCTAAACAACTCTTCAGCAATCTGTTGAGCCTTTTGCAGTGCAGTCTTATAATCGTTATTCTTGTCAAAATTATCAGCGAGTTTTTTGGCAGCTAAGAAGCTTGCTTGTTCAACCTTAAGCTGAGTTTCAATCTGAGTTGTTGATGTGTCCACTGCTTCTTGACTGATCTTATCAAGCTCATCCCTGTAGTCTTCTCCAAAACTTTCAAACAATGTTGTGTAAGAAGCCTTACCTTGCGTAACAGCCGCCATAAGCATTTGTTGAAAATTAGTGTCGTCGCTAAGGCGGAATGGTGCTAAAGTCACCTGGATATCCTCCCAACCCATATAACCAGAAATCTTACTTACAATCCATTGGATGAAGCCTTCAATTTGCCCTGTGTAGCATTGGAGAGTGTTTTCAAGCAAACGAAGACCAACTGTGGAACTTGTCCAGTTTGTTTGGCCAGAAAGCAGTTCTTCAGAAACACCAAGACTTAGGAGAATGCTACGGTCAGCCGCTTCAATCTCTGCTGAAACAAGAAGCGTTTTACCTTCCCCGGAAATAGTTTGATAGCCAATAGGAATTGGGGCTACAACAACGTGATTTCTATCTTGTTTATGGCGAACGACGTTTTGCTGCATGTGAGCAACAAAACTTTTTAGACTCATTTGGACGCTAGGATCTGAATTACCTGTTTGTGCCTGAGGGAAAATAACACGCATCGGACTCATAAAGTCTGTAGCAATGCTTTCATTAGCCCGACGTAGTGTTGCTTGGTAGAAAACTAAATTGAACAGAGAAATCAGCGGAGGAACAGCAATGCCATTAATAACTTGACCGGTCGAGATGTTGCGTAAATGATAGATCGCATCTTTTGCAAATTCAAAATCTTGCTGATTCTGAATACACTCTATAAATTCCCAAGGAACAGAATCAACGAACAAACGGTCTCCCATCTGAACTCGACGTTTTACGTCATTCGGAATTTTATAGTAGTACTTGAACTCACCAGTGATGGGATTGTTATTCACTACAATGTTCAATGGATCCCATTTGATAATATTCATATCAGCGACATTCATTGATTTACGATCATGGCGTTCAAAAACCCCACTCCAATGACATTGAGGACATTCTCCAGTAAAACTAAATTTTGAAAATTTTAGAAAATGGGCGGTCTTAGCTTGATATCTTCCCTGACAATTCCTACATACCAGTTCTCGATGGATTGGAGTGTATAGGGATAAGAATACATTTCCAATAGAATGATATTCAAATCCAATATCATGAAGCACACTTTTCATCTTCATAGTTTCGAAAAGATTCGAATAAAGATTTTTAGAAGCTTCATTATCTGTTTCGTAGACAAAATCGGTGATTGGATACGTTGAGTACTTTCTCAGTACCTCCGTCGTAACCGGTGACTGCATGGTAATGTACCGTGCCCAACGAATAACGTCGTGAAGGTTCCGTGGAAGAAACTGATTGGCAATGGTAAAGAACGGAGACGAAGTCGGAGCATAGTTTCCGCTCAATGGAATACCCGGCATTCCAGGTACTAAAGGCGGTTGCAAAGACATCTGAGAAGGATTCATAGTATTTTACTAAAGGTTAGCATTGTAATTTTAGCAGAGCGATCCTTATAAGTCAATGTTAAGGCAGTGTAAATTGGTATAAGTATTATGGAAATAGACAAGGGGAATTTCCATCAACCAGACTATTTCAGGAGAATTACTATATGCCTAAAATGGCCCCCCAGCTTTCAAGGTTTAAAAATAAAGAAGTACGAGCCAGAAAGAATTCAGAAGCAACGGATTCTGGCCGTAAAAAATCCGCTTTCGTGCAATCAGGAAAGCCAGTCAATTTTGGACCAGGATGGGAGAAAAAAGAACAAGAACAGCGGGAACGAAAATGGAAGAACAATAGGACAAGAACTCCTCGAAGTCCTTTTATGACCCAACGCGGCGCTAAAAATCTCGACTTGCGACGCGAGGCATCTTTGGCAAGAGCTGAAGAGCAACTGCGCGCCCAGACAGATTCTGTAGTAGAAGTTGATGTAGAAGTACCAACGGTGCCAGTTATCGAAGCGCAAAAATCAGCGCTTTCTAAATTGGCGGATATGGCTGAATCATCCCTAGGGTTAGTTGCGGCGGGGATTACCGGTCGGTTTTTGCGTAAGAAACGTTAGGAGGGTATATGGGGTACTACGCTCGTCGAGATAAGCGAAAAGAAACCTTGAAAAGACGGCTTGCGATGTTGTCTGAACAAGTGGCAGCCGAGCAAGACCCGCTAGTGAAATTCACCAACAATGCCAAGGATATCATTGTCTTGACATTGACGGTCGCGGCTGCGCTGATTGCGGTTAGTGCTCTCCAACGTGCTTTTTGGGTGGGGTTTCGAACAGACACCTAGGGATCCATCGTGAAAAAGAAAAAACTGTACGATGTTACCGACGTTGAATTCGAAGAGCTACATCGATATCGGCCAGACTCTAGAGCCAGAACTCTTTCCCCTGTTGAAATAAAACCTAGTCTGAAAAACTTCATTAAGTTTACAGGCCGGGTTTTATACTACGGTGTAGTAGGGATAGGCCTGGTTATAAAGTTTGGCCGAGTTGGAAAATCAGTTAGAGGTAGCTCCAGAAATAAGCGTTAGTAAATCAAGACTTGAAATTGGTATAAGTAAAGTAAGCGGAGAAAATAGATTTATCTAGAGTATTCCGTGTTTATTAATTCATTCCTGATAAAGGGGAAGTTCCATGGAAAACGCAGCAAACGATCAACCTTTGAGCGCAGCAGAAGCAGGAAACCAATCGGCGGCAGCGGCGATCCAAGCGGCCGAAGCCCAAAAAGTACTGCGCAACGAAAAGATCAAGGAAACCCTGATTTCGACGGCGAAGGTGGCAGGACAGGCGGCTCTCACTATCGTCTCGGCAGCGGTGTTCGGTTACGTCCTGGGTGCTACTCTCCGCAGCGCAACCAACGCCGGCGAAAAGCGTACGGCGGAAGAAGTTTCGGACGACCCGACAACGGTCATCGAAGCCGATGTTGTGACGATGTAACCTTACAGGGGGCTCAGGACTGGAAGATCCTCGGCCCCCGCGTTCACCATGCCGGGGGTACCTTTTAATGTCAGAACTTCAAACTCACGAACCAGGTTTCGAATCAGATATTGCTTTGAAACTTGGAAAAGTTCGTCCTCAGATTAAAGTAGTGGCAGACGCAACACGACAGAATACAGATATTACCGAGGACACGCTGCCCCAGCCCGAGCGGACTGGACGCAGGGAGGAGCGTGAGCAGAGGGAAGTAAGGGAGCCTGTAGTACGGATAACGGAAAACGAAAAAGGTGATTTGACGATCTCAGTTCCTCCATCCATGGATGAGGCAAAGAAGATCGCAGCAGAAGTTCCTAGGGCTCAGAGGGCCGCGACGAGACAGAAATACACGAGCATGGTTGCTGATGTTGCTATTACGACATTAATGGTGGCATCAAGTATCGTGCTACTTGCATTCGCAGCAAAAGGTTTATCTTCTACCCGGGAAGACTAAACTAGGGATCGAGAGGCTTTACTGGCTTCTCGATTTTTTTAGCCATGGAACATCAATGTCTCTCATAGATCTCAGCTTCAACAACATTAGCATCGCTAATTATTTTAATGGCGACAACTCTTATGTACCAATCTCTGAATTGATGTATATTCATACTCATCCATTGATTCGTCCTAATTTTTTAACGAACATAGAAACACTTATAAATCAGGTTGCAACTAAAATTGCAGCGAAGCCGATTAATGGAGTTCCGGCAACCGATTTGGCTAATTACGCAGTAAAGTTAGCTACGGAATTACAAGATCTTACAGAAGAAAATGCCCCAGTCGTGCTGGGGCTGTTGAGAGTTATTTACACATATTGTAACAATGTGCTAAAGACTATTGATCAATAAGTATTTTGACTAAGAAGAACCTTATGCAGATACAAGTTACCTGAATTTGTATCGTTTGATGCTCCAGCCACGCGCTGTAAAGTTAGTGCTAAGAAACCGGCGTTAACCGACCAGACACCCGCATTAAATCCTGAGAACGCTGTATTTGGAACAACAGCCGCACTTGTTTGATAAGTATTGATGGAGTTAGCAGAGACACTAAGATTCATTGTTTCTACTGCGGTACCTGTTAATCCAGCAGTTGTACTTCCACCGACTGCGATAAACCCATATGAAGCTTGAATACCGAAGCTGCCTCCAGCCGTATCTGACGAAAATATAAGTTTAAAGGTCAGTGGCGAGTAGGGGTCCAGCTTATTCAAGTCTACAGGAATCGCAACGGTTTCAGTACCCGACTTCTGAAATTGCAGAGTAGGCAAACCAGCAACAGTTGCAATGGCGGGGCCGCCTGATGCTGGAACAACTGGGGTAACTACAACATCTCCCCCACGAAAAACTGGAGCGCCAGAAGCCAGAGCAACAGTTGGATTAGCAACTCCATAGGTAGAAGTAATAACATACAAGGGTGACTGGCCGGTGGTTGGGCTAGGCGTCGTTTGACTACCGGTCGCCGATGCAGTTCCAGCGACAACTGAAACAATCAATTCCTTATTCATTAACAAGCAAGGCAAGAAAGTATTAGTTGGATCTACATACGGAAGCGCCGAAGTAGCCATGTTCGTTTGACTAAGGTCATTAATGTGGTATTGAACCAGGTAATTAATGGATTGACCTGTTGTCGTTGGTGCTGGAACATTGATGTTAAATGGCGTTAGCAACAACGCTTGCTTGATAATCGGAGTCGATAAACTTGCATTAACAGGTTCAAGTTCATATACCGAGCCTTGTCCAATTGATACAACTCCAGAGGAAACCTGGCTTACGACCAGGCCGGATGCCATATTTTGTGTTTCTGTTACAGCTTTAAAAAGCTCTGACCAAGCTTGATTATTAGCGAGAGTATCGAGCAGAACAGCTCGGCGAGAGGAATCTCCGCTACCAGAGCCAATAGCAAGTAAGTTTGAATCGAGATCCGTAAGAGGACGATTATCTACACTGTAGTAGTAAGGGTCCAATGCGGTATAATATCTAACGGTTGCTAAGGTAGACCCATCTTGGGGAACAAAAACTGGCGTTGTCATCTTTAATTAGTTGTGGTATAATGAAGATACTGATATATTTTAACGATTCAGATCTTACGAGTAACTCTATGTTAGCACTTTCCAAGCATGGTGTCAATATCCCCTACGGCGGCGACACATTAATTTTTAGATGGAAAAAAATAGATAATCAACGTTGGTGGAGTGAAAATTTTCTGCGTGGATTTTCTAGCTTAAGAGAGTATTGGCGTTACGTTGGTGCATCAGAAAGAGATTTAACATACCCCGGCACTCGGTTCCAGGGATACTCTTATATTGAAATGTTGACTCAATGGGTCAATTACACCTATGGTAAGTTGAACATTGTCATACTCAAAGATATAAATCCACAAGCTAAAGGCATTTCATTCTGGGCACGATTGCCGAAAGAGAAAGCATCAGAATTTCTCAACGATTTAGTAGTTTTACACTGTAGTGATAAATCTGAAGTGAATAGAATTGTAGATTCTATAGGTTCTGATTTTGCGGATGCTTATGGCTTTTCTGACGGAAGGCTTATTAACTTTACGGAATATGAATGAAAGGTTACATATACTACGATTTTGACAGAAATTTTGTGTACAAAACAAGACAATATATAGACACAGAAAATCCTGGATTTTGGGATCAAAACAGTTTGTTAATTCAAAGAGTTTGGAGGGTTGATACTGATCAACCGGCCACATTAAAACAATGCTTTGTTCAAGCTCAAGCCTTGGGTGTTACTACATCCCAAGTCAAAGATATGTGCCAAGCTCTGAATTTTGATTTAAGTCTGATCGTGAAAAAGTAGTATGGACTTAGAATTCCAAAAAACGTTACCGAAAATTGCTGGCGTTTATCTTATTACAAATACAATCAACCAGAAAGTATACGTTGGAAGCACGATAGATTTACACAGTAGATATCGTACACATTTTTACATGCTCTTTACACAGAGGCACAGTAATGAGTACCTTCAACGATCTTACAATTTGCATGGATTCAATGCTTTTAAATTTGAAATACTGGAATTAGTAGAAGACATAAACACCCTATTGAGTAGAGAGCAGTTTTATCTGGATTCGTATGAAGAGGATACTAAGTACAATATGCTTAAAACAGCGGGATCTACCCTAGGTGCAGTATTCACAGAAGAACACAAATTGAAACTAGCTTTAAGCAATAAAACTAAGTACCCGGAATTACCGATGAATGTGCTGTATGACAAAACGTCTGATGTGTATTTAGCTAGAGCTAGGCATTTAGGTAAACGGATTACTTTGGGTAAATTTAAAACTGTAAAAGAATGTTTGGAAGCTATTGAAGAATTCAAAAAAGACCCGGAAATTTTTTTGTCAGAATTAGAAATTAGAAAACTTAAACGAAAACTCCTCATAGATACAAAACCTCTGGGTGTTTTTTACAATAAATCCTTAGGCTTGTATGTAGCAAGAATTGAAAAAGTTATTGATGGTAAAAAAGAAATTCTTCTTAATAAGTATTCTAAAAATAAAGACGAACTTATAGAAGCTAGAACGAAATTTGTAGAAAATTGGAATAAAGAACATGATCCTGAGCTTCGATAGAGATAAAACTTCCGTCTTATTTATGCACGAAGATGGTAAAGAATATAGATTCTTACATGATTTTCCGGCGCTTCTAAAAGGCGCTTTATATTACTATGCTCCGCTAAAACCTGGAGTAGTTCATAATATCCTAGGTCGTATTCGTCTTCATTATAAAGGCAAAATCAAAATTAATGAAGATGTTCATGCCTGGATGAATACTCCTAATAAACTTCTAACTATTCCGGAAGACTTCAAATATCACACTCAACCTCACCCCGCACAAGAAGTCGCACTTCGTTTCATGTATACGTTTGGGAGCGGGGGTTTGTTACTCGATCCGGGCATGGGAAAGAGCAAGACCGTCCTTGATTATGTATGGCTTAAGCAATTCAAAAAAACAGTAGTTATATGCCCTTTACCTCTTTGTTTTGTCTGGGAAGATGAAATTGAAAAACATAGACCAGAGCTGAGTTATTATGTAGTTAAAACCACAGATTGGGAAAAAGAACAACCTAATATGGAGGTTGATATACTAATTATTAACTACAATAAAGCCGTTTTATTTGAAAAGCAACTCAAGAAATTTGGATTTGATTTTGTGTATTTAGATGAAGCATTAATTAAAGATCCTACTTCATTACGTACACAATCACTAACGAATATTGCTAAAGATATTCCTTATAAGTCACTTGGGAGCGGGACATTAATCAATAATAGTATTATGGATACGTTTTGTCCTAGCCGATTTATTGAACCTGCTCTGGTTGGGTATTCATATAAGAACTTCTTAGATCACCACGCAGTCAGATATAACAATAAAGCATCTGATGCAATTCCCCGTATTGTAGGTTTTAAATACGCAAATGAAGCCAGATCTATTCTTCAAACATGTTGTATTGTAATGACTAAAGAAGAATGGCTTAAAGATTTACCGGGGAAAGAGTTCGAAGATATTTATGTACAACCATCAGATTTCCAACGCAAGTTATACAAAGACTTGTCATCAAATTATATTGCTCAAGTTGAAGATAAATGGATAGAAGTGGATAACCCTTTAGTCATGATGGCTAAACTGTATCAGATTTCTCAAGGGTTTATACATAACAACCACGACGAAACTGACATGGATGACCTTTTGGGTGTAGCAAAACTACTCAAAACTAAAAAGAAAAAAACCCGTAGCACAATTAGGTTTGAAGATCAACCTAAACTTGACGCGTTGGAAAAAATCATTACAACAAAAATAAAAGGAAAACGCGCTATTATTTGGTTCAATTTGACGGAAGAATATCAACTTATCAAAGAACGCCTTGAACAAATGGGAATAAAGTTTCTTGTAATTCGAGGTGGTGAAAAAGATACAGGTGGTAAAGTCAGGTTGTTTAATAAAGATAACTCCTATCAATTTCTTTTAGCTCAAGCAAAATCAGTGAATTATGGCATCACTGTGCTAGGCCATTCCAAAGAATCTGACGTCGAAGATGAAGATGACGATTTGGCTGGTATGTACGCGCCGGCCCTTGATTCGGAAGTCTTTACCGAGATTTTCTATAGCGTTTCTTTTAGTTCTGAGGTATACTCTCAACAACAGGATCGTATTCATAGATTTGGCCAAAAACATACATGTAAGTACTATCGTATTTTTTGTAATACTCCTATTGAACACAAGATACGCGTAGCATTAGAAGATAAGTTGATTCTACGTAAAGAAATGCTAGTAGATATTGCTCAATCATTGAAAGACGAAGTCGAAGTAGAAGGTGTTGAGTGACCAAACTGCGGTTCATTTGGTATAAGTATAGTGTAAGAGAAATTAGATTCGTTTAACAACGCCTCAGACCTAGCCATTCTGAGGCTTTTTAAGGAGGTGTCCTACTATGGACGCAGAACGGCAAAAGAAATTCCAGCCCTTTATCGATGCAGCGGGGGTGACAGTAGGTGAGCTGAAACTGGCCGGCGATCAAGAGAAAATCCTGATCGACAGTCTGATTCTGGCCGTCGTCGGCTTCGACACGAAGTACACCGAAGCAACCGAAGCAGAGGCGAGCGCATTCATTGAAAGGATTCTGAACAATTTGCTGGCGACTCACAAACGCAAGCAAGCCCAGCTTTCCGACAAGCACTCGGCCCCGTCCCGTGCCATTCGCAAAAACCAGATCGATGCGATCTCGGCGGAACACGGCATCAAATTCTCCTACCTCCGGGAAGAATTCCGTTTCGTATGGCCGTCGGTGCCGGTCGACGAATCCGAAGCGGATGTGCCGGGGCAGCTTCCGGACCCGGAAAAGACCGAAATCGAGTACGGCAACAAGATCGGCGTGATCGCGTTCAAGTATCACCTGAGCCACAAAGGCCAGATCAATGTCGAACTGGCCATGTCTTTCTGTAGCCCGAAGGATACGTTCGACAACCTCGACGGCAAGGAAGAAGCACTGAAGCATTTCATGGAAGGCAAGACGCTGATGTTGGAAGCCTCTCATGGTGCTCTGTTCGGCAGTCTGTTGGGTAAGCCTTACCCGATTGCTGTCGAATACGCAGAAAACGTGCTGAGGGCAAACGGTGTTGTTCGTCGTCTGGAAGAAAATCACTTTCTGACTTCGGTCATGATCGGTCGTCACTAATTAATCGTGTTGGCCCCGCTCGGAGGTCGAGCGGGATTTAACGGGGGATGTAGTCCTTTGTCCGAGACGGAAATAAATAGTCTCAACTCAATAACTAGGAGCAGAAATGGAAACCATTAACATTGTTAAGTTCGTGTCGATCAACGATGCTCTAACCACAAACCCGGATGGCTCATTCAGCGATGCTAAGGACAAAACCTTAGTCGTTGATACGAGAAAACCTTCTGAGCGTTTCCCCCAGGGTATTTCTCTACTTGGTGACTTTTACTCGCCGGAAATCCTCGATCATATCGATGAAGATCGGTTTTGGACAGGACTGCCGAATCTCGGCCCTGACCAAGATTTTCGAATCGAACGTATCAAAGAGTTGTTTCCGGTGACCGGTTACTGCCCTGACCCCCGTGTGAATCGGCGGAAGTTATACACCAAGATTCTCTGGCTTCGGACGGAAAGTACCATTGGTTGGGAATTCGACAAAAAGAAAAGTCGATTCTCCGAAGCCCACGTCCCGGTTTCTCTCGTGCTTCATAACAGCCGTCTCAATCATGCTCTTGACCTACTCCAAGCAAGATCCGGAGAACCGGCTCATGTACGACTTATTACAACGACCAATCAGCCCATCAAAACTTTCGGTCGTTAATCTCTGCTCTCTCGATGATCTCGCCCATCATCGAGTTTTCAGGGGCTGAGAAGTCTTCAGCCCTCTTTTTTTCGCTGTCTAAGTTAAGATTAAAATTTGGCCCTTTACATATGGAGGCATATACGTTTTGCTATTTACTAAACCAATGCGACGATGGGGAGTATCCACGCTCTTAGCAGTTGCACTTCTTCAAAACCCTTCACCCTCTCTTTCTCAAACAACTTCTTATTCAGACACCACCGACTCTAGAGCAGTCAGTGCCGTTGTTCTGAACTACGACCAAGACCCCGCTTTCGTACAGCGTCTGGTTAGCATTGCGGAAAAATACGCCTATAGCGATTTTCCTAAGAAGGAGGACATTCTTGCAATTATTGCAGTTGAGTCCAGGTTCAAACCTGATGCTAAAACTCAAACTTCCAAAGGATTGATGCAAATCAATCTGGACGCAAATCGCAAGAGAATCCAAGGGAGCTTGTTCAATCCGGATGAGAATATACGGGTTGGCGTTGAAATTCTAAGGGGTTATTATGAACTACTCGGCAGCAATCGTAGCGCCGCTATCATGGCCTACAATATCGGTCCTGGCTCATACCTCAAAGGTCGCAGGTCTCGCGTCTATCTTTCCAAAGTTGAAAAGAACGCGAAGTTGATTTACCCAGTAAGGCAGGAAAGCTCGGTGGAGTAAGACCTCTTTTGTGGTATAAGTTAGATAGAAGAGAGTAAACTAGTATTTTCAACTAACTTATAAGGGTTTCTACCATGTCGGCCAAGGCTGCTTCACTCCTCTATTTTGGTTCTGTTCTGCTTGCCGTAGCCTTGGCTATTTCGTGTTGCATCCTGGTCGGAGGAAACCAGCCGTTACCATGAGGTGAATTATGTTAACGATGATGGCTATCGTGGGGTCATTGTGTGGAGGATTTGTTCTCTTCCTCATAATCCTAGCGTCTATTTTGGCGTCAATCGTGGAAACGCTAAGGGACGCAAAAGATGTTCTGTTGGATCGAGAATGGTGGAACCAATGGTTACCTTCATTCTGATTCTATTCTTAATACCTTTTGTAATCGTCGCTATTATTCTAGGGCTTATCCGTTTACTATTCGGATGGGTTTTGCCTAAGAAGAAACGCTGACGGGCACTCGGGACTAGTTCCCGAGTTTTTAGCTAGTTAACCAGGAAATGAGCTGGGGATTATCTTTGAACACTGCCAGAAGCCCGGCAGCTAAAGCGAAGACTTGTTTTTCTTTCATACCTAAGCTAAGAGATTCATCGACTGCATGAATAGTCTCATGTAGCATTGTGTCCTGGACTTGTTCTTTGGCTTCGAGCAGACGAACCCAAATCTGTTGTTTATCAAGCTTCATCCAACCATTTACTTCTTCATCTTGACCAGGTGCCAAGACCATTACACTGAAGGATTTGCCTAAAATTTTAAGTTTATCTGGCATGTCCATTATCCAACTTAAATCGGGTTGAGGAATTTCCTGTTTTTCGGATCCTGAATCCATTTTGGCACCTATGTTTGACCTTATAATTTTAGTCTTAGTAGTCCTAGCAGTTGCGCCCAGTATGTGCCATATGGTATAATCATTACCTAAATTTTATGAGATAAAGTCATGCTCCCCGAAGATCTTGCTGAACCTTACATTGATGACGACCAAATTCTTGAAATGGAATCCTATATGGATGATTTGGTTTCTCATATGCTTTCGGAGACAGAGGATGGCCAGGAACCGGTTACGTTCTATCGATCCAGAATGGTCGATGCTATTATGTCTGTAGGCGAATTACTGGATTTGATCCCCCAATTGACAGGGAAAGAATCCAAAGCGGAAGCTAAAAGAATGTCCAAAATTCTACTTTCGATGTGCGATCTTCTAGATTTCACTTTATTGATGGCTCATGCATTCGAGACAGGTGTTCCAGATGCAGAAATTCTCGAAGCAGAGACTAATAGTGGCATTATTGAAATTCAAACTAACGCTACAATTTGTGCCATGTCGTTACTCGATGCAGTTAACGCACTTGGTTTCAATTTCTTCGTAGAAAGAAACTCTGAAAATATAGATGGAGAAATTGTTTCTTCAGAGATTCTTGGTATGTTGGCGGGTTTGTGTAAACTCTGCGAACATTTACAAGTAGATCTCTACGATGTAATGTATTCCCGGATTACTAAATGATTGAAAATCCACTACAATTTTTCCCTCTCGAAAAAGCTCGAGGGTTACAAGCTACCGTTATAGATGAAATAGACAAAGTATTTAAAAGTGGAAAGAATATTGTAATCTTAGAGGCTCCCGTAGGGTCTGGCAAATCAGCAGTTGCCCTTACCCTTGGGAGGGCGGCTAAAGATTGTCATATTTTGACGCCGCGTAAGTCTTTACAAGACCAATATTTCGATGATTTCAAAGAACATATTGTTCTGATGAAAGGCCGTAATTCGTATCCATGTACATTTGATTCAACACCAAATGAATACAGAAAAGTCATTAATAAGATCAAGGGCGGACAAATAACTGCCCCTCTAATTAGTGAAGAAACATGCGCCACTGGACCTTGTCGAGACTCCAAACCAATGTTTGATAAGTGTGTCGGTCTTAATGGTCCTTGTCCTTACAAAGTAGCAATGGAGGTTGCACAAAATAATGACATTGTTGTACACAACTTACACTCGTTCATTTTCCAGACTAACTTCACAGAAGCGTTCGTCCCTAGGGAATTGCTTATTGTTGATGAAGCCCATGAAATTGAGGGGATTATGCGAGACTTCATCTCGAAGCGCTTTACGTCGCATAAACCTGTGTGGACTAGCAGGGTACCGGAAAGCTCAGACCCTGAGGACTGGAGGGAGATCTTATTTTCAGATGATTTCGTACCTATCGAAACCGCCTCAGACAGGGCTAAAAAACAGCAAGATCCTGACTTTACATCGGAACGCGATAACTACCTTCTTAAGGTAAAAGTGTTTCTGGATCAGTTGGAATCAACAGGCCATAAGTATACAGTTAAATTCCACGAGAATAATCATGGTAAAACTGGAGCGCACATCAATTCTACTGTCGAATTCGTTCCTCATAAAATTGGTAATTCTGCTCAAAATTCGTTGTTTAAGTATGGTAGTAAAGTTCTGTTGATGTCGGCTACAATTTACGATAAAGATGTATTTTGTCGTAATATTGGGCTCAATCCAGAAGATGCCTATTTTATTAAAGCCCCTTCAGCTTTTCCGTTGAAAAATAGGCCGGTCTATTTGAAGTCCGAGTATCAAGTCGATACTTCATTTCAAAATTGGGATAGTAATTTTGACGAAATGATTGGTATTGTACAGAAGGTAATGGGCACATTCCACGATACTAAAGGATTAATACACGCGCCTTCTTACACAGCAGCAGAACAAATTGCAAATGCACTTAACGATCCTAGAGTCGTCATTCACCGCCCTGAGACTTTCCAGACAAAACTGATTGAGTTCTATGGGTCGAAAGAACCCAAAGTGTTTATCTCCCCTGTCTGTCAACAAGGCGTTGACTTTAAAGGGGATAGGGCGAGATTTCAAATTGTATTGCGAGTCCCATACCCAAGTACCCAAGACAAATTTGTATCTGAAAAAGTTGAAACAGACTTTCCGTGGTACAACTATCAGGCTTTAATTACATTCGGCCAACAGTTGGGGCGTATTAATCGTTCTGAAACTGATTTCGGTGTAACGTTTCTACTTGACTCTAGATTTAATAAGTTTGTTTCTCGTAACAACAGCAAGTTGCCAAAATGGCAACGTGATGCTTTCATTTGGAAATAATATGGCATTCTTTCGTCAAGCAGAAGCCGGTGATACTGGTGCGACAAAACCCAAAGTAGATAGCTTCATTATGTCGGATGGAGTTTTCTGTATTAATGACTCAAATTTGGTAAAAGTAATAGGTAACGAGAAAATTATTCCCGAACATGAAAATGAATTCAGAGACCATATTTCTGAGTTTGTAGACCATGCCGCCGCACAATTTTTTACTCAAAACCCAGATCTATGAAACTGCCTAATTATTGTTCACCTGAAGAATTTGCTACTTGGCTTTCAAAACAAGTGGCAACTAATGGTGGAAAACTCCCCACGGAAACTGAATGGGAAGAAATTAAAAAGCGTCTTGAAAACGCTATTGAATGGGTTCACCCTTGGTATTTGAAACCGAGTGGTGATGATGGAGACGGCGGGGGGGGGAGAAGATCTTATCCCTCCTTACAACACAACAGACTCTAGCAAATGGCCATTCCCAACTCCTAATAGGATACACTGAAATGATGAGAAAATTACTTTTCTGGGTCAGCGGATATCTTCCGACGAAGCTGATTAGCGAAGCTGCGACCGAGAGCACACCGGAGAGGCCGTACCTAGAGAGGTACTTTCTCCTCGAAACGGAAGAACACGTTGCTTATCTGCACAGGTTTGTAGATAGTGATCCCGATAGGGCAAAGCACAGTCACCCTTGGAAATGGGCATTATCTATAATTCTTGCTGGATGGTATGTTGACGCGAATACCTATGGTCAAAAGGTAGTACGTTGGATAAATTTCCTAACTGGCGATACTTTCCATCGTGTTATTCTACCCGGCAGTATGGACAGCAAACACAGAGATGTTTGGACATTGTTCATTCATCCCAAGACAAAATCCAAGTCCTGGGGATTTGCTGAACGTTTCCCATGGATGGATGCTCAGGGCGCTCCTGAAGATGCCTACATTTATATTCCCCACAAAAGTTCTCCAGAAGAGAGCTGGTGGAAAGACGCTCCAAAAGGGCGAGACTCTAGGAGGTTAAATGAAAATCTACAAGCATTTAAAACTTAACAACCACGTTCCTGACACCCGTCGCATCTCAAAGCCCGCCGAGAAACAGCAAGACTCGGCGGTTGTCAAACGAGCCGTGAAGCAGAAAATTCGCAACCTGGCTAAAAGGAAATTTGGGAAATGATATGGACATTATTCCACATAAATATCGGATTAATCACTTGGTGGACGGTCGTCTTCCGGATTTTAGGTCTATGGTAAACGCCTTACATGGTCAAGCAAAAAATTTTGGCCATGAAGATGAATTATACAAGAAGTTTTTTGTAGCGACTAAAAAAATCAAAGTTTTCAAATTGGCTACGGATACTAGTGGTTGTTATCGGTATATCATTAACTTAATCATACCTAAAGGAACTAAATTCCACATAGGTTGTACGATGGGAGGCGGAGAATGCTGCCGCTATAAATGTCGTGCAGAAAAAGTTTTTGTACATAGTATCGTCGATAAATGGACGGGTAAAGAAGTCAAAATAGCATATAGCTTTATGAAATCAAGACGTACTGATAAACATCTGAAATATGAGGTGGGTAAACTGATTGATTTGACTAAAGAATTTAGCCATGAGTACGCTATTTGTGCCGAGGGAATACATTTCTTTCTAGATATCAAATCAGCATACTACTATCGTTAATAACGTATTAACCAAGGAGACATGCCTCATGCGTTATTAACCAACACGGAGTAAACCGTGAAAACCCCGATTGACACCTCAAAAATTTCTAACCCTAACTCCCCTACGAGGTATTACCGAGCAGCAGAGGCACAGGCGAAAAAATTAAAGAACGTTGAATTGACTTACCAAGATAAAGTTGTAATAGAAAACCAACGACAAATGATGTTCCAAAGGGATCTCGTCGACCGAAGTAGGAACGCTTTAGACGAAGATTCTCAACTTTGTCAGGAATTCTATGTAACGGCAGGGTCTGGGAGGGGCCTGCCGTTTGATGTAGATGCTCTGATGGATTTGCTGTAAAGGGTCGATACGGCTGACCCGTTGGATACCTGGAATTGGCCTGACCAGCCAGGTACGGGGGATAACCTCCCTGAATACAATTTGATGTAGTATTGTTGAAAGCGGGTCTGGTTTATACTAGACCCGTCAGTCGATCTTTTAATATTCCAAGGCCCTCCGCCTTGTATTCTCTCACTTGATCTTTGCTTATTTTTAGCTTTGTAGAGATTTCTGCGTGGGTCATTTCGTCATGTTCCCCAATGCCAAAAGACATTGAGATAATTTCTTTGTGTGGACTAGGAAGAGTATCGACCATTTTTTGAATTCGTTCCCGGTCTAGGCGGGTTTCGACTTCTTCTCCGATTGGGTCGATTTCAAAGTTAGGATCATCGGCGTCCATGTCTTCAAGGTAGAACGTCAGATATTTTGTAGAGTACATCTCTCGAATATCTTTTTCTGCCACGTCAGGAAGGGCTTTCCTAAGATCTTCTATTGTAACGTTCTCGTTTTGATCAATTATTTTTTGTATTTTTGATGCGAGTTGCTGTTTCCAAATTGGCAATGCAGTGATTCTAACCTTGCTCATTTCCTTCAGTATTCGCTGCAAAACCCACGACCCAGCATAAGTAAGGAACCGATATCCTTTCTTATAGTCAAATTTGTTAAGTCCTACAAGTAAACCTTCGTTGCCAGCGGAGATTAGTTCGGAAAACTGCTCAGGGTCATTCTTGGAATATTTTTTGGCCTGCTTAAAAACAAAACGTAGATTTGCCGTAATTATTCTATCTCGTATCTTGTCTCGTTCTTTTTGAGGCAATCCTGCATCTTCAAGTAATAGAAACAATTCAAATTCTTCATCTTTAGTGAGAATTGGTTCCTCACATATTTTGTCGTAATAATTGGCAAGGTCCATGTTGTAATCCTTTATAAAGGCATTGTATGTTAAGTTTTTATAAAAGTCAAGTATGAAATATTGACAAATTCATTTCTTTCATGATAATATTTGTCTTTATGATGAAAGAAATGACAATGGAAATTATATCGAAAAAAGAAGCTAAAAAATTAGGCCTTAAAAATTACTTTACCGGCAAACCTTGTTCCAAAGGGCATCTTGCTGAAAGAAAAGTTTCTTGTGGTAATTGTATACTCTGCCAAAGAGAAAATAACAAAACCTACAGAGAGCAACATAAAGAAAAAATTCAAGCCTACAACAAAGAATACTTGAAAAAGTACTATGCTGAAAATAAGGAAAAATTACTTGCCAATCAGCGAGAATACTGGGAGAAAAATAAACATAGATTTAGTGAACGCCAAGCAGAATATAGAGAAAAAAACAGAGAACAAAAAAGACTGTCAGACAGAGAATATCGCGTTGTTCACAAAGAAAAATTTAATCTGTCAACTGCTAATTCGAAGAAGAAAAAACCCGCAAAATACATTGCTCTCATTTTGAGACGGAGAGCAAAACAACGGCAATCCATACCGATATGGTACGACGAATCCGCTGTAGATCTAATTATTCAGCAAAGAGATGAACTCACCGAATCCACCAAAATAATTCACAATATAGATCATATAGTGCCCGTGATTAGCGATTTTGTTTGTGGCCTACATTGGCATGGAAATATGCAAATACTTACGAAATCTGAAAATAGCGCTAAAAGCAATCTTATTTGGCCTGACATGCCTGACACGTCCGATCCAGAACTCAAAGCCCTTGTCAAAACCTTTAAAGAATCTTGCCAAGACTAACCAATTCGTGTTACAATCCAACATCTTTTCAATAAGAGATTTAAATGACTGCTGTTAAACAACTCAAGTTGCCTTTGAAGGTAGCTAAAAAAGATCTGCCTAAAGCAGTGATCAGTCTAACTGGCCCGACAGCATCGGGTAAGGACACTATTCTTAAGTATCTCGAAACTAATTATCCGATCAAGCGTTTAATTAGTGACGTTACTCGTACAAAGAGAGACGGGGAAACTGATGGTGTTGACTACAATTTTGTTACCCGTGAGAAGTTCGAAGAAAATCTCAAGAATGGTGAGTACTTTCAACATGTTGAGTTTAAAGGTAACTGCTACGGCACTAACTCTAAAGAAGTCAAAAAGACTTTGGAGTCTGGTAAAATCCCAGTGCTGATTCTTGAGCCCAGTGGAGTACCCCACTTGGATATTCTTGAGGACGAGTACAAACTTAAACCTTGTAAAGTTTTCGTTTCTGCCCCTCTAGAAGATTTGTTAACTCGATATTTCAAACGTACATCTAAAGAAGAATTCCTTAAAAATCCTGAGTATGGATATGAACGTCTTAAGGGCATGGTTGTTGAACATGAATTTTGGGAGCGTACTCATAAATGGGACCTAAGAATTCAAAATGATTCCTACGTAGATTTCGCAATTGAAGAAGGTGCTTTCCGAATTGCAAATAAGCTTGGTTTACTAAGCGATTATAAAGTCCCTGGAAAAATGTGGACTGAACATCAATTTTTTAAAGAGGTTTTTTGGTATGGCTACGAAGATAGAACTACAAAGTCGGAATGAAAATGGGAAAGAGATTATTGCTCTTGCCTTTGAATGTACGAAAGCGGAAGAACATGAAATTATCGATGCCGTCCGCGTCGCAATTTTTGAGAATAACCCAAAACGAGGAGGCTATGTTAATAGCAATCGCCTTGTCATCGAATTTAGCCTTGAAGATGACTCTTGATATGGTATAAGTAAGTTGATACACAACGACCACTGTACTCGCCCTCGCCGACCGCGAGGGCTTTTCATTTGAGGAGCAACTTTTATGGTTTCCCGGACAAACGTTTTTGCCCTTATCCAAACAGGTCTTCAGGATGCATTTAACAATGAATCCCAATTGGAGCTTGACCGTGTAAAAAAATTCATTGGAGATGTGAGCTTCATTAGTGAAAAGTTAGGGCATGCTTACCTGCCAACTGTCTTAGACAGTATCAGTTGGAATCTCAATGTTTCATATCTTTCGGAAGAGGATAAGAAAATTTTGGTTCCAAATAAGTGGGAACTCATCCAAAGAGATGGTAATAAAACCATTGCCACGTATGGCTGGCGAGATTATCGTTGGAATTTAGAAGGACGTAACGGTGATATCGTCGCTTGGAAACTGATCTAAGGAGCTAAAAATGATAGATTCACCTTCTTTATGGATCGATGTGAACGCTGGTAGAAGGGTGGCACGTCGGATGCTTGAAGATTTCAACCAAGAAAATTTTGTTGGATACGATAAAAAACTCAGGGAACTTATCGGGCTGCTGTCATACGGGGGCAGATCTGCAGAAGTTTTGAATAGTTTCACCCATGCATTCGATTCTGGCAACCTAGCCGAGCTTGAAAAGACTATTGAAAAATATAATCTCAATCCTTCTCAACGCCGAGTTGGACCTTGGATAGCCAACAATGGACATATGCCCCGGCCGGTAAAAGATAGCAAAGTTGAATTCCAAGTTCGTAGTCTTGAAACCGGAACTAGCAGAATTTCTCAGCTTAATTGGACTATCCCCTCTCCGACAACGGCTTACGATATCATACGTTATAGGGTAATCGAAAATGAGTAAACTCGATTTGTTAGATAAATCTGTAACTAGTTTAAACATAACCGAATGTGTTGAGTATTTGGAATACTTATTCGAATCAGAATTTTTCGAAAAACATATTCCAGCACTCAATCATTTTTGTGATATCGTAGATTACCTTTTGAGAACTTATCCTTCCCAAAGAAACAAGTTATCAGTACGTGGGGAATTGACTCACAAGGTTTTCGGATATCATAATAAATATCTTATTAACCAAAACGTGCCTGAAACTTATAAGGTAGGCGTGTTGGAGGGAGACTCTAACAAAATACAACTCTCATGTGGTTATCTGAGAAGTATTGTAAACCTACTTCATCCTGTACTTCGAAATACTGGAGGGAGTGGGTTCATAAAGCGAGTATCTGATCCGAGCATAAGACCAAAATTTAGTATTGAATTTGAGGATTCAACGCCCTTGGAAGTCATATGGGGAGTAGATGGTGGGCCTACTAGCATATCCCACGCCCCTATCAGAGATTTAAATTGGATTCAAGTGCAGGGCAGACCACAGATTTTGTCGTGGAGAGCATCCGAAGATATTTTTTGGGAAGATAAAGAACATGAATGAATTGTCAATCAGTAATAAATTGCGAAAAGCTTTTCGGGAAGAAGATGAAACTGGATTTGAAAATATTGTCAAAACTCTGGAGGGCACTGGTGCTGGCAACTGCATACCTTTACCCCGAGGTTGGGTAATAAACAACGGATTGTCAGGAAACTGTCCGATTGGCGTTAATTTGCAAACTACCGTTAGAGTTTTAACTCGTAACCTTGTTATGGAAAACGGGCGAGTTAGAGACTATAGTTGGATACTGTCTAACGGTCCTATGGACATCCTTGCTTATATGGTGCGGCATTAGGAGAATAGCAGATGGATAAACCTTTGAGCATTTCAGAAGCATTACTTCGGGCTTTTGAAAATGAAGACCTGGCAGAATTTGAAGCAATTCTCAAAAAAATCCAAGGCACTTTTCCGAAGTTCCTGGTAGTTCCTGACAACTGGATAATTCATACTGGGGAACTCGATTCTGACGGGTTTCCGATTGGTATTGACCGAGAGTTAGTTGTTAGAGTTTTAACGAGGGGTATGGAAACTATTTACGATAGCGTCAAGTATTTCCGTTGGCATATAAATGCGAATGGGGACGATATTATTGCGTATAAATTTGCATCATGATTCATTCAATACGTTTCTTTAATCGGGAGTCCGCCCAGAAATGGGTGGCAGTCCCAGACGAAGCTTTAGTCTCAATATATGGTAAGGGAGAAGAAAAACCAAGCATGGAGCATGAGTGGGATTTTCTTCTTTCTTTACAATTTGATGATGCGGATGAAAGTAAAGAAGACCGTCTTTTGTTTACGTTGGACCAAGCCAAGCAAATAGTTGAATTTGTTAAAAACGCTGAAGAAGACGGAGCGGAATATCTCTTTGTCCATTGTAAGGGAGGTATTAGTAGAAGTGCTGCTGTAGCAATGGCACTTGGAGAATACTACAACGTTAAAGTTTTTATGGGCTATAGACTGTTGCCGGAGTCGTACTCTCAGTACAACAAGTTTGTCTATCGAAAAGTTCGGGAGGCATTATATGGACCAGAGTTTGGATTCACCTCGTAGGAAATTTAGTCTTGAAGACATTCGCTTCAACTTAAGGGGGCTTGTTGACCCTTTAGAAGTAACGGCCATTTACATTCCGAACAACACCCAATTCACACATTATGGTGGTAAAACTACCCTTGAAAACCGGGATATGGCCATAGAAGGGCTTGTTAAGAAGCTTTTTAGATCTGAAATTCGTAGTTCGTAGTATCAAATTGGTATAAGTATAGTGAAGGAGAAAAGACTATTACTTGACTCTTTCATCATACTTACCTGGTGTAAAAACCAGTCTTTAAACCTATGGAGCAAGAAACATGAAGAAGAACATCCTGGCAGTCTTGGTGTCGTTCGTTCTGGCAATGGTGGCAGGTGTCGCAATGGCAGGTCAGCCGCAAGGCTATTCGCAATCGTCGTCGGGACAAATCAACGTCGGTGCCAATGTCGGCGGCTACTCCGGTACGGGCACTTCGTACACCAGCAGCAGCACCACTGGCGGTTCGCAAGCATCGTCGCTGGTCAACGGCTACGGCAACGCCTATGAAACCACCACGGCGTCGAGCAACAACTTCGCAACGGCCGGCAATACGTTCAGCCAAACCGGCGTCACGTCGTACACCAACACCGGTTCGACTTCGACGGCAACTTCCAGCGGCACGGCGCAGAACGCGTACAATCCGACGGCAACGGGCGTGGGTGCGTATGGCTCGACGGCCGGTGGCTTCGGCACCAACATCACTGCATCGTCGACGTTCAACGCAAGCTATGCCGGCATTGGCGGCCAGCTCGGAGTCACGGGTTACGAAGGCGAACAAGGCAGCGGCGGCTACTAAGTCTTGCTGCAGTAGTAAGTAGTGAGGACCGAGCGAGCCGATCAGGGGATTGGCTCGCTTCACAACAAATAGACTTTGGAGTCTTAGATCATGCAGAAGATCGTTAAGGTAGTCCTGGCTTTGGCTTTGGGCTTCGTACTCTCTTCCGGGGCGCAAGCGCAACAAACATCAACCTCACAAAACCAGAATTCTTCAGGTGCGCAAAGCAGTGCTGCAAACCAGGGAGTAACTCTGGAAAACACCTGGAATACTCCATCGGGTACGGATGTTCACGAACACATCAGCGGTGTTACTGGCTCCAACGAGCCGGTTGGTCTGGGTTCGTTCTACAGCTCTAACTCACCGGACTACTGTGGCGGAACGCAACAGTTCGGTTTCAGCGCTCCGTATGTGACGGCGGCGGCGGGTGGACCGACGATGAAGGAGCCGGGCTATGCATGTGACGATCATCGCACTGCAGTTCATGCGATGGAATTCGCAGCGACGTTCGGCAACGCAGCAATGAAAGCTCTGCAACTGGCGGATGAAGCTCAGAAAGTAGGGAACGCAGCTGAGGTAACGGAGTTAAAGGCAGCTTCGGAGTTGTACTCGAAGATGTCCATGCAACAAGCGAACTTCGCGGTGTTGATGGAATGCGGCCACTCCGAATCGGCTCGTCGTAACTCTCGTTTGGCAGGTATCAACTGCCCTGAGACTGATGCTGAAAAGTCAGCCGAGTCAACTACATCGGCCGCTGAAGTTCAAGTAGCTGCAGCAAAGCGAGGAGAGCCAACCGATCCATTCATTCGGTCGCGTGAAGGACTGCCTCCACTGGCAGTAGCTGCAAAGTAGTTTCGGCCTATTTGGCCAAGGCCAATATTTTGGCCTTCTTTTTGATTAACTTTTATTTTTAGCTTTATTGACAGTTATAAAGTCATTTGGTATACTCCGTAAAAAAGGAGTTTATAATGGTTAAATACACAGCTAAGCCAATTACGGTGGAAGCTACTCAATGGCATAGGCCCGGAGATCATCCTAAGATTGTTGAAGTAATTCAACATCGAGATGGAGTCGCCATTTCAGAATTTGAAAAAGAACGTTGGCGTGGAATTGGGAAAGTAGCTTATGCCCATGTCCAAAGAACAGATCGTGGTTCCAAGGTTATTGGGTATATTCGTCCAGGCGATTGGGTTATTGAGCATAATAAAAATGATTTGACAATTATGACTAACGCTGATTTCAGATCAAACTTTATTCTTAAATAATAACTTACATGCTTTCCTTTTGGTATAAGTAACTTGGAGAAATCCATTAACTCATTCTAGGGGAATACAGATGGGGCTCAAAGCTATTATCAGTAGTGTTGCGAACGGCAAAACATCTGCAACCGACAATCTTGAGAAACTCAAGATCGGTGGCGTGTCGAGTAGCGATGCAAAGTTCCCGAAAACACCGGGCGATATCAAGTTGGGCATGATGGTTCAAGATAGTCTGACAGGATGCTTCGGCACCGCTAGTTCTCGTCATGATATGTCATCGGGTAACATTCAGTTCGGCGTACAGCCAGTCGGCGACGGCGCGAATTATCCTGAAGCGTGGTCGTTCGACTGGAAGCAACTTCTGGTCCTTGGAGACCATCTCTCAGGCCGTGCCGTGAAACCGGCCAATGCTAAATTCGCTCTCGGAGACCGTGCGAAAGACAAAATTTCCGGGTTCGAAGGTATCATCACCGAAATTTCCACATACTTTAATGGGTGTGTATTTGCCGGCCTGGTGTCATCAAAACTCAGTGAAATCGACGGTAAACCTAGTTCCCAAACACTGGCTAGTCATCGCATCGAAGTTATTGAACCTGCTGAAAAGGCAAAGGTTCTCGACATTCCGAAGGCCGTGAAAACTGGGGACGACAAGGCATTGGCGAAAGGGACTGGTGGCCCTGCCCGCCGGGTTGAACGCGTGCGCTGATTATGTGGACCTTCCTTTTGGGGCTGGTCCTCGGTTTGATTCTCGATGTCAACTGGAAGCCCCTTAAGGAATTCCGAAAGTGGCTTAACTCTAAATAGGAGTTGTTATGCTTACGGGTCTCATCATCTACGTAGTTAGCTCTTGTGTACTGTCCACCTTGGGTATTCTAATCGTCCGTGGTGGAACGAGCAAACCTTCCCCCATCCGCACCGACCGCAAGGCCGACCAAAAGTAGAATCAACCCAGGGCTAGTAAAGACTGGGTTGGTTTCCATCTGTTTGCTTTTAGGAAGTACATCATGAACTGGCCCGAATCATTCGCTATAGTTGGCTGTGCTTGGGCCTTCGTAGCTCTTATATATGTTTTTACAAATTCTTGGGAGTAGCAATGGATTTCGACCTGGTAAAAATGGGTAGTCTCATCGACAGTCGCCTTAGTAAGTTTGGTGTGGACTACAACACACACTGCCGCATCGTGAACATTTCTGACGGGTCGGGAACAATGCAGGATCTGTACCGCAATGGGACGATGCAAGAACTGATCAATCGCGTCTACGCTGTTGCAAATGTTTTAGCACCGACTTCGGAAATGGAGCAGTATGTTTTCAGCGTTGATTACGCAAAACTTCCCTCCGCAACTGGAAACACCATTGAATCGTATTATTCACACACGGTTCGACAAGCATGTACTTGGGGTGGTACGAAATATTCTCCAGTTCTGCGTGCGGCGATTGATTCATACGATGCCAAGATCAGCGCTATAACAATTGGACATGTCAAGCCACTTGGAGAAATTCCTAAGGTAGGATTTTTCAGACGTATTTTCGGCTTAAAGCCTAAACTTGACTTCGATGAAATCTTGCCGCCTGTTACGTTGTATAAACGGCACAATATCACCCCGATGTACCCAATGTTGATCATCTTCCAAACGGACGGTGACAATATCAAAACCGATGAAGAGACATTCTTCCGAGTACTTGATGCTGCTCGTAGCAAAGCTATTTTCGTCATGTTCATCGGCGTCGGAACCAAAGTATTCAGCCTGTTGAAAATAGCGGGCGGCCGGTACTCGAATTGTGATTTCTTCTCGGCCGTGGACATCGGCGGTTTAACGGACGAACAATTCTACGAGAACCTTCTCAGTGAAAAATTCCTCAACTGGCTGAAAGAGACCAAGGTGTAGCTATGCTTACTCAGGTTGAAAGAAATCTCCTGATTCGGGTCAGGGAAGCTATCAAGGCAGAACAAGAGTGGTATATCTGTGTCGCTTTAAGAGACTTGGCTTGGGGACTTGAAGAACACGGGGCTGCTACACGACTGAAAACCTACATCACGGAGAGTTTACACATTCTACCGAACACATTGGAAACCTGGCAAATGCACAGAGGTTTTCGAAACCGCACTGGGCCTCAACTCAGGGCGGATCGTATCGCGTGGATTGATTGGATGTTGGACCAATAACCCATCAACGAGGAATAACAATGACGGCCTATATTAAACACATAGCGAGGGCGGGTGCAATATTTTGTATTTTCGAGGTCCTTTCCGCAGTTGTCGGTTTGGAAAGTAGCCAAGCTTTAGAAATTGCGTGTTCCGCAGCAATAGTTTCTCTCATCGTTGCTTAATTCCCTTCCCTAATCGGAGATAGTCATGTCGTCATTTCTCAGTGGCATCAAAAAAGCACTCATTTCGGACGATACTCCGAAGCCCGCTGACCAGTCGGCTAACGCCAAAGTCGCGCCGGAGTATGTCCCGCCGACATCTGATTCCAGCACAGTACTAGCTGCTCAAGGCGTGCTTGATGTCCCGAATATTACCAAGGACATCGAGCAACAAATCACAAACAATCCCTCATATGCACTGTACAAGAAGTTCGAAGATCAGCTCGAAATTCTTAAAACTGTGCCGGGAATGGACGAAGCAACCCGTTTTCGTGCTTCTGCAGCAACGGTAGGGGCAGCGCCTGCAGACCTTATAGCTGCGTTGAATTCGCATGGAGTAGTACTGGCGGATTCAGCAACGCGGTTTGAATCGGTATTCATCGTGGCAGGAAAAGGCGCGCTTGAAAATCTCAAGCATGAAATTGAAGCCGCCGAGCAAAAGGTTAAAGACCTTACTGATCAGTTGGGCGCTGCATCGCAAGCCAAGACTGATTTGGTCAATGCTTCCCAGCAGCGGGCGGTAGACCTCGGTAAGGCAGATGTTGATTTCAAGGGAATCGTCGCTGCCTTGAGTACAAAATACCGCGACCGTGCAGCTAAAGTCCAACAACACCTGGGGGTTGGAAATGCCAAATGATCTTGTCAAAATAGGCAGCAAGAAAATTTCCTTCTGGGATACTAAGGAAGGAACGACAGGCATGTTCACTAGTCTAGGCATTCTGGGCCTGTTAGGATTTGGCTTGTATCATGTGCTGCCGTTCATCATTACCCTGCTGACGAATACCCTCTATGCTCTTGGCCTGGGAGCACTTTTACTGGCTTTCGTCGGAATCATTTTGGAAGGAACATTGCCTAAACGGCTATGGCTGGTTTACAAACGGCTCATGTGGTCTCTTACGTACTCTTTCATTAAGTATGATCCGGCGTGGGTGGCCCGTGATAGGCAGAAAGCTGCGAAAGAAAAACTGCAGAAAGCGGAAGATGCCAAAGGTAAAGTCAAGGGAACCTTACAAAAAATAAAGTCTACAATCGCTGGGTTCCAACGTGATGCTGATGACTACCAACACAAGGCCAATTACCTCCAACATCACGGGGGATTGGAAGTGGAAATACGGTCATATGCATCGAGGCTTCAACAGGCGATGAACGCAATAAATCGGCTCAAACCAGGAGCAGATCAGATCGAAGTTCTGGATAAGAAACTTAGTGAAGTACTAGGGGCCTTGAAGGAAGTAAATGTCGGTCTGGACTACACAATCGACGCCACAATTCGAGAATATGAAGCCACTCAAGCGATGGGTACTCTTTTGAGCGGTTTACGTTCCGCCTTCCGTGGTGACGATGATGTTGAAGGGCTGCGAGATCAGGCGCTAAGTCTCATGAGTGACGAAACTGACCATCAGTTTGGTCAGATTGATTCGTTCCTGGAAGATGTCGACAAATTCATGAGCAATCGGAATTTGGAAAACGCAATCAAGGCAGACGATGGCCTTAAGTTGCTGGAAGACTTGAACTCTCGTACCTTGCAGTTGAAAGTTTCTCCTCAACCCCAAACTCAACCGGCTACTTTGGATTTTAGGTCAGCCGACGCTCAAACCAGTTACTGGATTAAAAAGGACTGATCATGGCACTCACACGTCTCGGTAGAAATATCATCATCGTAGTAGCTATTGCCGTTGTGGGCGGCGGAGGTTACGGATATGCAAAGCATGCAGGTCTATTCAACCACGAAGTTGTTTCCCAGCAACAGAATTGGAACCAGCCTTCGTCGACTCCCGGCTCTGTGGAAGATTCGGTCCCAGCCCCATCGCAGAGCCCGGATCGTTCTTCCGTACAGACTCAATCTTCACCGGCGGCGGCGGCCTTCCAGCCTTCGTCGGATGCGCTGAAATCAATCATCACCAACGGCGTAGTTCGTATCTCGGTTGAAAACCCATCCGATCCGTTCTACAACGACGATAATGGTCAGATCAGTGGCTTTAACGTCGATTTCGCCAAGCTGTTGTTCCAGGACCAGACATTCATGGCTCTGACTGGTGGGCGGGCGATACGGGTGGACATGAATCACGAAGTCTCGGAATATGCACAAGTTCCGAAGCAATTGCTCGTGAATGGTCCCAATGGGAGTTCGGTCGTGGATATTGCTATGGATGGCTTGACCTTCCCTGACGATACTCCTAATGGCGTTGTGTACTCGGCTCCATACGTGACCGATTTCGGTTATGCGTTGATCACCGGCCCCTCCTCGAAAATCCATACGGCGGCTCAGTTGAACGACCCCGATGTGCGCATCGGCATTCTAAAGGGCGATCCTGATGTGAAAGCGTTTGTACATCGTCAGTTCCCGTTGGCAGCGGTCGTGGCTGTAGACGACGCGGATCCGCATTTCATCGACAAGTCCGTGGACGATAGCGTGGTGGATGCATTCATCTATGACTATCCATTTGCAGTGTCATCGATCAAAGGTACCGATCTGAAGTTCGCTGTGACCAAACTCGATGGTTCGGATATCGCCTACAAGATCGGCGTACGTTCGAATGACGAGTCGTTGCTGACTTATCTGAACACTGCTATTGCACGCGTTAAGAACACCGATGCGTACCGTGCTTTGCTCATCAAGTATTTCGTCAGCAACCAGGTCGTGACTACGGCGGCGTCGGGTGGTGAACACACTTATGTGGTCCGTCAAGGTGATACACTTGGCAAGATCGCAGCAGTGATGTTGGGATCTTCCGGTCAGTATCGCAAGATCCAGGCCCGTAACAATCTGCCGAATCCGGATTTGATCCAGGTCGGTCAAAGCCTCGTGATTCCGTCACATTAACGAAATAGCTGGAACGCCCGAAGTTTGGGCGTTTTCAATCAGGAGATTTTTATGAAAGCATTAACTGTTAAGCGTTCAGGCTGGGCGTTCAAAATTGCACAATTTGGCGGATTTCCGGAAGATGGCGTTGTTACAGACAAGGCAATACATCACAGGAATCAACTTTTATACAAGTTATGGATGTCCGACGGCATTGAACATGACGAATATCAGAGCCGTAAACAATACCCCTACCGAGACGCCAATTTCTGCGAGTTTTCCCGAGCCATTCTTTTCGGCGCGATTAAAGGACTGTGTATCAGTTTGACTCTTTTCTTGATAGGTTTTTTAGTTCTTGCTGGAACCATCGCTGATATTGCATGGGTAGTTCACGCAATTATCCATGGAAAATTCTTAGAACCGTCCGTCTATGCGGTGATAGGATTTGCGGTATGGGGACTAGCCGTTTTCTTCGCGCTATGTTGTCTAATTGAATTTGCTAGACAGGCTATCGTCAACAATTGGCCGAACAAAACTGGCGAAAAAGAAGTTGCACTTATTCAAGAAAAACTTCGTAAGAAGGAACTTCGCCAAGCATTCTGGGGAGCTATTCGTAATAAAACCTGTTTCAAGGTTGAAATCAAGTAACGTCTTGGAGCCTTCGGGCTCCTTTTATAAGCATGGGGGATGATATGTTGGTAGCCTTAATTGAAATTTTTGCAGGATTAGTTTGTGCCTGCGTAGGTGTCTATTTTTTCTTTGGAGCAGATTGGTTTATGGGTCTACTCATGATTCTACTGGCGATTATTTTCGGGAGTGGCGTTGTAGATGAACTTGGAGGGTAGCAATGTTTATGCTATTATGCAAATGTCTTATCAGTCTGCTCTTCACATTTTGTGGAGCAATACTGTTTTCGACAGGGCATTGGTTTTTTGGAGCACTTTGCTTAATCCCCTCAGTAGATTTACTTTGGGACCTGATAACCGAAAATCTTATCTAAATTTACCTGCTCTTTTCTGGTATGAGAAGAGTGGGTAGAAAATTTATTTTTAGGGAAATGAACATGTACGCAGTTATTGGATCTTGCTCGCTTTGTGGCGGCGAAGTAATGGGTTTTACTGGACCTTGGTTTGGAACTGTTCCCCCGAAATCGTACTGTGCAATCTGCGGCGCAACAGAAGCACGGAATAAAGCAGTTATTCCTATGGAACATCCTGGCAAAGCTTTTGAAAAAGGCATCGGTATAGATATTTACGAATCTATAGATAAAAGCTATTACAAATTTGATAGTATGTTTGACTCCGTAATGAGTCCTGTAGACCGAGCTTTCGAAAATATCGAGAAATTTTTTGGCAAAGTTAAAGGTAAAAAGAAGGAAGAATAATGACTACAATGGATGTGAATTCAGATGAGGCGGACGGGGAAGATACTCTTTATACACATGCAGTACCAACGTTGTCCCCCTCATCTGTTAATACTGTATACGCAGTTGTCCCAACTCACTATAACTCAGTTGATTCCGACGAACATTATTATGCTGACGGATATGAGTTACCAATTGCGTTATTTGAATCTAAAGTCAAAGCTGATATTTTTTGTTTAAATGAAATTTTCAAATTTTTAGCAGACTTTAGTGATGAAGATGACACGGAACGAAATGAAGAAGATGAGGATGAAACATCGATCGCACTACAGTATTTCAGGTACATGTTTGATAACATGAGATGGGTACATGACCCCTTCGACAAAGACGAAATCAAAAAAATACTCGAAATACGATCAGCCTCAGAAAAAGATAAAAAATTAGCTTATGGACTATTTAAAGATTTTCTCTTTTCATTAAATGATTGGAAAGCAGAAAAATTTCTACAAATGATCTCAATTACTCCATTTACTGTCGTAAAGTTGTTTTGTTACTAGTTAGAGATTAATTATGTTTTTTATTAAATGCTATGGTTGTGGCAGCACAAAACCTTTTGAGGGTGAAATCTCTACTCGTAAGGATTTGGAAAATGCTATTTTTCAAATAGGATTTACAAAGTTGGTAGATGAGTATAGAACAGTTGCTGTATGTAGTCCGAAGTGTGCAAGTCCATTGTTGACAAAACGTGGACAGCTTTTGAAAAGACTTCCGGAACCCTATTCTGCGGAAAAGTGAGATAAAAATGGAAGACGTAAAAGAAATTCCTCCAACAAAAGTGCTATTTTTGGACTTGGACGGGGTTTTAAATTCTGAACGCACTGTTGAAGCAACAGGTGGGTATCCACATTCCTTTGATCCTGCTGCAATGGAACAGTTTGATCCTATCGCAATCAAATTGATTCAACGATTGCTAAAGCTGACAAAATCAGTTGTAGTGTTGTCTTCTTCATGGAGACACCTGTTCACAATTGAGGAAGTTGCAGAAGGCTTGGGCATACCTATTCTAAGCTGTACTCCGAGTTTCGGTAAAATTCGTGGGGACGAAGTCCAGGAATGGCTTAGTCTTTACACTGAGAAATACAACGTTACGAAATATGCTATTGTCGATGACAATTCAGATTTTCATTCGTTCCAAGCTCCGTATTTTGTTAAAACAGATCCGTACAACGGGTTGATGTTTGCAGACTATGATCGCTTGTTCAGATTGTTGTCAGACCATGAAGAGAATGAGGACCTTATCCTTGAGTACCCTCCTAGTGTTAAGTATTCAGCTCATGGAATCACAGTAACAGTGTCTAACAAAGTTGACACAGAAGATCCTAAAGTGGTATAATTCAATTTCATTGTACAGCATGGTATAACAACTATGTAGTGCAATGTTTTATTTTTAGGGCAGCAAGGTATGAACCAACGAACTGTTAGTACCTATTGGGCTCGTATATACATGAGTGGCCCTATAGAAGTTGCAAAGCAGATTTGCCGCGCTGAATGTTTACGTGAAGGTTTATGTGTTACTATTGAACCAACTACATATATTTACACTGGCGGTGAAGAAATTGGATTTGTAATTGGCTTGGTGAATTACCCACGTTTTCCAAGCGAACCTGAAGATCTGGCAAACAGAGGTAGGGATTTGATGAATAAGTTGCTTGAAGCAACATGTCAACATTCCGCAATGCTTATGCTTCCGGAATCTACTGAGTGGGTTACAAAGCGAGAAGCATGATGGTGATGGAAAAAACAGGGAAAGTTGCTCTAACGTCATATGACCTAGATCAGCTTTCCCAAGGTAAAGTAAGTCAGCGCCTAGAAGAGCTCTGGGGTTTGACTTTGGAAGAGTTGAAAGAAATTGTTGGCTCTAGAAATTACGTCAAAATTGACGAATAAACGTCTAAATACAAAGCTGTAACTTTAGTTTTATTAGGAAAACACATGGAATTCGAAAAACTATACGAACTGGCAGAACAACTTCCTGAGTCTGTACGAGACAATGCAGTTGAATTACTGACCCGTATGAATACCAAGATTGAGGGTATCGGTGATACTGATGTTGAATGGTATCCTCCGTTGCTTAAAATTGTGCAAGGTATGAGTGATCGGAATAAACTTCCGAAAGGCGCAATGATCGGCGACGTGATTATTGGTGAACATAAGGTTGAGTCTCCTTTGAAGTTCATCCCTATTCGTGTTTACGAATCGCGTCAATACTGGTCGCCAGACCAAAATGAAGCACGTATGTTGTGCAGCAGCCCAGACGCTCAAGTTGGATATCTCGGCTTCAATTGCAAGTCGTGTCCTCACGCAAAGTATGATGAAGAAGCAAAGCGTAGTGAATGTTCTAAGCTTGAAGTTGTAATGGCAATGTCGGAAGACTTGTCAGAACTCTTTGTAATTAACTTTGCAAAGACGAATTACAATGAAGGCCGTGAATTCAAGTCGAAGCTTCGTAAGGCGATGGTTCCTCCTTATAAGCGTGTGTATGGCTTGCGTTCTGAATCGAGCAAAGTTTATAAGAACGTTGAATCAATCAAGGTTGATGTTCTGGAAAAGGACAAACAAGCCACAAATGAAGCGATTCTCCCGTTCCTCGTTGAGCTTTTCAACCAAATTGGCGTAGACCGCAAGAAGATGTTGGATGATTTTCACGCAATGATTAAGGAACGCCAAGCGAACGGAGCCGCTCAGCTCCCGGCTCCGGTTGATTCCGAAATCAAACAAATCACTGTCGAAACTAGCGAATCGAATGTAAGTGATTTGGCAGGTAAGTATTCCATTTAACAAGTAATACAAGACCCCTACGGGGGTCTTCCCACTAGCTATGTCCGAAGAAAAACAAGACGTTACTGAATTGGTAGAACTTGAATTAGAAAATGAGGTAAAAAATGAAAACGTCACTGATAAAGAGGATCCGATCCCCGGATATATTGCAGAAGCTTTTCTGTTGGCTAGTCCAGCATCCTATGTTCCTGAAAGCGTTTTACTCAATGAACGCTGTATCATCATGCCTGAGGCTGTAATTTTTGGATGTTTGATCCAGGAATTAGCCGATTCATTTTTAGTCGCTTTACCTATGGTTATTCAGGTAAACGAAGAGGGTGAATCACAAGGTAAACTTACTCCTAAATGCAGAGTCGCAAGATTTTTTAAAGCCCAGATTGAATCGGTTACTATGCCGACTGGACAACAACGTTACTTCTATAGTAAAGCGTTGATAGAACATCAAGATACTGCTAAAGATTTTTTAACTTCAGAACGTATTTCTCATCTAGAAGAATGGATAAGTAACTTCGAAGAAGAGCAGCCTGATCAAGTACGTTTTAACATTGGTGAAGTGTTAGGCTTGACAGAAGAATCTGATTCTGTTAAAGTCAATTGGGATATGCCTTCCACCGCAAGCGATAAAGCCTTTCAGTATATTTGGCTTGAAACACAATTACACTAACCATGAATAAAGAACAACTTGAGAAACAGTTCATTAATGAACTGACTGAGGCAACTAATAACCGTGATATGGTCGAAATGACTCCAGAATCTTTGGGGCCTTGGTCAATTTCGAAACTCAAGTTGCTTCAAAAATGCCCATTCGCTTTTTACACTAAGTATGTTGTAAAGGTAAAACTCCCGAAAGAACTTCAGGCCATGGTTGATACGACCATGGCTGATATTGGTTCTTCCGCTCACAAAATTTTAGAATCACTAATGTTTGGTAAAAGTTTGAGCCAATCATACTCTATTGCTAAGCATGAATTTGTAGATAGTGGCAAGTTATCTCCTCAGCAATGGGCAGAGAAAATCGTTCCTGTAGAAACCAACATTGTGAGTTTTAAGGAGCGTATTGAAGCTTTTGAACGTAAAAATCCCATTAAACGCGTTCTTACGGAATTACGTATTGGTGTTACAAAAGACTGGGAACCTACTGGATTTTTTGGTGACGACGTTTATATGCGTGGTGTCATTGACCTTTCTTTGCACTTAGAAAACAACGATTTAATTGTCATAGATCATAAGTTTGGAGGCAGTTCGGCTTTCGGCTTGCGTAATTATGAAACACAGTTGAAATCGTATAAACCCCTGTATCACTTTGGTATCGGTAATGTCCGTGGAGCTCAATCTGGAGTTCATTGGATTGCTGAAGGCGATATGAAGCTGGGAGATTACCATGACCGAGCTGCTATTGAAGGTACCTTGAAGAACGAAATTGAATTTATGATTCAGGGTGCCATTGATGGAGTTACGGAAAATCATGGGTATTTCAAGCACGTAACTGGAAGCATGTGCCAATATTGCGAATTTCGTGATCCTTGTAAAGCAAAACAATTGTTACCGATTGAAAAATCCACAAAGAAATTTTTTGAGATTACAAAAATTGATTAAATGACAGTTGAATTTGATGATTACGGAATAGAACAAGAAATAATATCAAGGCCTGATGCAAGAGCTGAAGGCCGTCAATTTTATTTTACTGGTAAACCTTGTAAACATGGGCATGTATCTTTACGAAGAGTTCATAATCATGAATGCTATGAATGCGCAAGAATACTTCGTAAAAAATGGCAAGAAAATAATCCAGGATATGCGACGAAAGCCATGAGAGCTTTTACTGCTAAAAATCCAAATTGGTTTAAAGATTATTATTGGCAGGATACAGAGCGACGTAGTGAATGGCATAAAAAATGGATAAGTCAAAATCCAGATAAAGTTTATGCATATAACTCTAACAGACGAGCCTTGAAAATATCTGCTACTCCAGGATGGTATCAAGAGGATAAAGTAGAAGAAATTTTTGCAACGTGTATAAGAATTTCTAGTGAATCAGGAATTAAACATAATGTTGACCATATTGTTCCTTTAAATAGTTCGTATGTCTGCGGTTTACATTGGCATGGTAATATGCAAATTCTTACACAAACAGAAAATTTTTCAAAGCATAATAGACGTTGGCCGGATATGCCAGATATCTCAGATCCGGAACTTAAGGAATTAGTAAAGAATTATGTTCTCAGCGACAAAACAACAAGTTAATCTGCTTCAACACATTTCTAATGATACAAGCCGGTCGATTGTAGAGTCGGGAACAAACACATTTTCATTCGAGGATGATTCATCAGCAGGCTGCCCATTTTGTAATCATCACCAGTGTTTCAAATTGTTCTTCGATGAAAATGAACCTGAAAATGCGACATATCATTGCTTCAGTTGTTCTGAGCATGGAGATGTTATTACTTGGCATGCTAAACGTAAAGAACTGACGCCGGCTGAAGCCGTTCGGGATCTGGCAAAGATTTACGATATCTCTATTCCGACCAATTACAACCCGATTCAAGACCTATTCAATCTCGCAGCGGATTATTACCATAACTGCTTGATGGATGCCTGTGATCGTCCTCAGACTATTCTCAACCGAATGACTCCAAAGCAGTACCAACTGGAAATTCGGAAACATAAAGAGGAAACCCTGAAACGATTCAAGGTGGGCTGGTCAGATGGTGGCTTGGTTCATTATTTGGAAGGTCTTGGATTTGAGCAAGAATTACTTGTCGATTCAGGTCTTGCTAGTAAACGTACTGGTAGAGATTTTTTCCCAGCTAACGTATTCATTTATCCACACACTGTGGATGGTAAGGTCTCGCATGTGACATTTAAGGATCCTTCAAAGAGGTTGGCATATCAACTTCCAAACAAGGCTGTCTTAAATAGCCACGAGTTCTACGGACAGGATACAATCAAAGATAAGGCGGTAGTATTCTTAGTTGAAGGTGAAAATGATTTACTTTCTATCTATGAAGCTGAAGATTTCCCACACGATGCGGGTGTTCTTGCTACGATTGGATCCATTAGCGGCGAGCAATTAAAGTGGATCGAAGATAAGTTAGCTGGTAAGTCAGTGGTTACCTTGTTTGATCCAGACGAAGCAGGGAATAAGTATCGTGAAAAGACGACACGAGTAGTAAAGACCGTTGAGAAGCTTGTTCAGTACATGCCTCCCAATGATCAGGATATTGATGAGTACTTGAAAAGTGGTAAGACACTTACTGATCTGCTGGAAAAAGAAACACCGATTCAAAGTGCTGCTAAAGCACCGTCTGCGACAGACCTCCTTGCGAGGCTTAATTCTGGGTTCGGAGCTGAGGCGGTAGAGGGAATTGAAGGTGATATTGAACTTTCGTCAGAAGATCCAAATGATTTAACGGTTATCGCCAAAGGTGGTTGTTACTTCAAAATGAAGTACGACAAGGAAGGCATGCCAAACTTCATGAGAATTTCAGACTTTGTTCTAGAAGTTTTGTCTGTATTTATTCGTGATGACGGTGAGCGGATTCGAGAAGTAGTTCTACATAAGCAAGGTGGGGCTACCTTCGGACCATTCTATGTAACGTCGGCCAATAAAGTTAATGTCCAATCTTTTCGTAATCTCGTAGCAAATGTTGCTGACGCAGCATTTAAAGGCGGAGAAAATGAACTAGCCGACGTATGGTCTTTAATTATGTTGAAAAACAAAATTAAGGAAGCTAAAGAAGTTCGAGTAGTTGGATGGAATGAAGACGTAAATGCTTGGGTATTTAGAAATATTGTCCTCACGAAGAGTGGGGAGGAAGTTGAGCCAGACGAGAAAGGTATTTTCTGGTTAGAGAATGGACAGAAAGGTATTCGTCCCGCTTCGATCAACGAAACGACTACGGATGGTTCTGATATCCCTTATATTGAAACTTCATTATCTGTGGAAGAAAGTAAAGAGCTTTTAAAAAACGTGCTGGATAATTTATTCAAGAATTTGAATAGCCTTGGAACTGCATTGATGATGGTGGGCTGGACTCAGGCGATAATGTACTCAAATTGGATTCATTCTAATAGAACATTTCCGTTCATCTATCTTTGGGGATCCAAGGGAGAAGGTAAAAGCACCGTTGTTAAATGGCTTCAACAATTCTACGGCGTTGGGGAATCAGGTTGTACTGCAGTGAAAATGTTGGGTTCGGCAGTTTCGTTTATTCGTCGTTCAGCCTACTATTCCTCATTGCCGATGATTGTAGATGAATTGAGATCTGATAATGAAACTGAAAAATATTATTCTCTGTTTAGGTCGTTGTTTGACCGAACTGGTCGTACCATATCCGGGGGAGATGGATTTTCTGTTAAGACTCAGCAAACCAGAGCGTGTTTCGCGTTTGCTGGAGAAGACGCAATACATGATCCGGCCTTGAATGAACGTGCTATTTCTTTGCGTATTCCCGTCTTCGGACGAGAGACAAAGGAGACTTACACATGGATGGAGTCTAATAAGCATTTGTTTACAAACATTACCTATTATTGGCTTAAAGAGGCTTTAGCCAAGGATGTTGAAGGACTTCAAAAAGAGATCAGCGATTATGAAAAAGCTCTTGTTGAGCAAGGATGCACGAAGCGTAATTCGAAAAACTGGGCTTCGGTCGCATACTTTGCGGAACGTACCGCAGCAGAATATTATCCAGATTTCGATTTCAGAACGTATGTACTTGAGGCTGCGTCGGATGCCGCTAAAGTACAGAGAGAGGAATCTACTGTTGCAAACTTCTTTCAACAAGTGGAAATGCTTCGCGGTGAAGAAGACTCGCCGGTCACAAACGAAGTTATGCAAGTCTCGGGTAACAAGCTTCATATATGGTTCATGCAACTTTTCCGCTTGGTTAGCAAGGACTCTCGGCAGGGCTTCCCTTTCTCAAAAAAGGCGGTTATGGGGGCGATTATGGATGAGCCGTACTACATAGCAGGTCCAGAAAATAATCGTATTCAGATGGGTCTTGACGGTGAAAAGCGATCCGTAGTAACACTGGATCTTGATAAGGCTCCTGATTTTATTAAAAGTGCTGCAGCTTATGAAGTCAAAGCTGCTTGACAAGTTTAATTGAATTGAGTTACAATTCAATATCTAAACTCAATTCATGAATTAATCATGTCAAGTACAACTGAAGTAGAAGTCAAGCCTCCCGTCCCCGCACCTCGCGTTTCTCGCAGTTTTTACGGCCCGGCAAAGTATCGTTGGGCTATTTACCCTGACTATTGGAAAGATGGTTGGGGTCCTTTGCCTCTCCTGGGGCATGTATGGGCAGACAGTGAATTCGAAGCTGTACGAACTGCCTATGATAAGAAGTTACTTACAGTCAATTTTACAATTGCTCCAAAAGCAGTTCGAGTACCTAACCCGACTGCAAAGTGGTAAACTACCCTCACTATTAAGGATTTATATGAACTCGCATTTTAATACCGTTGGCCGTAAGTCTTTGTCGCTTGGTCGGCCTCTTGATGTAGAAGCAGAAGAAACTTTTGACCTGGAACCCGCATACGCTTCTGATATTGCTAAAGAGTATGCTACTGAAGAAGTAGACTACGACACCTGTGGATGCAATGGTTGCACCGACAAGGGCAATGACGAATCATGGAACGTTCGTAAAGATCTTACAAGTGTTCTTTCTAACTATCTGAAGTCTTTCATTGAGAATATGGAATCTGATTTGACGACCGCGACGGCTCTACTGGATTCAGAAGAACAAGAAGCAAATAAGCCGTACGAAAATTATCTCGAAATTCATGGCGTTACATCATTCAATGTCAATGGTGGTGATTTATCGCTTATTCTAGACTCCGACGCTGATATTTTCTTCAATGACGTTCTTGCGGAGGATGGCAAGATCGATCATCTAGTTAATGGTGCCGTACACGTGTTCATGGTAGGTGAGAACACCGATACAGATATGGATTTGTACTTTGAAAATACAGCTCATATTTTCAGTACTGGTCCTTATAATTTCGGATCTATCGGGCATGATACTGTGAAGTTTCATACCCTTTCCGTTAGGAAGGTTTGCGAGACTAAAGCCGATGCCGGCGCATCTCTGCAACAAATGTCTTTTGGTTTCAATGAAGCTTCCGTTCTTAATCCCGGTGTGAATTTGCCTGTTCAAGCGATGACCCAAGCTTCACAGTCCAGTATGTCAGTTAAGGTTTGGGATCATGTGGCTCCTATGACTAAAACCATTAATCAATGGTCTGAAGCAGCGGCGCATCAAGATTTTGTGTCTGCCAAGTATGAAGATAGCATTGCATCATTAAACAAATATATTGATACACAAGTCCAAGACGAACTTATTCGCATGGCTTCTATCGGCAATGAGCCGCTCGGTACCATTGGCAAAGCAACTTCTGGCGTTGTCCACGCCTATGAGTATAAAAAAGAAGATCAGGCTAAGCCGGCTTTAATGGGTTATGCTGGTATGTTGCAAGGTGCTAACATGGTCGGTGAGGGTACTATCTCAAACGCTCATCCGAATGATCAGGTCAAAGCTTCTATCAATTCGTATACTGACTCGTTGAACAAGCCTGGAATGGTGCATTCATTCTTGAAAAATGTCAGCTAAGTTCTGACATAGCAGTATTAGTAGTATCCACGACCCGGCTTTGTCCGGGTCTTTTTTTATCTTCATTTTGAAACGTGTTTATAGCCTCTTAGAGACGATAGTGATCTCGTGGCTACCGTACCATTGCCCATGTGTTTGCAGCGGCTCCCAGGTACCTTAAATCAAGTTGAACCCCGGTGAACAATGTTTTACTCAGTGGTACTAACACCTGTACAAAAATTTTCTGTAAATAAAATTTCTTTACAAAATTGATTTTCCGTTTTTGTAAGACCTAAGTGTTTGATTTATAAAGGAAAAAAGGTCTTTTTACAAAAAAACAAAAATTTTCTTGAAAAATA